AGCAAAGAGTAGATCTGAAAAATAATAATGAATAAAATTTCCACACTAATAGACGCTTTAAATAAGATAAATGTAAATCCAAAGTATATAGATCAAATTTATGCTTTGGATAAAATTGCTGCGTTTACAGCTCCAAGTAATGCAGAAAAAACAAAAGAATTGATGTATGGAAGAAAAGAAGATTCTGAGTCCAAAGAGACTCCTGAGTCTGATCCTGAAACTCAAGAGAGTCCAGCTGAGCCTAAACCAAAAGAAACTATTGAGGCTCCAGATCAATCTAGCTCAAAAGAAAGCACTCCTGCTCCTGCTGTCAAAAAAGAAGATGGCGCACCGTCAAGCGGTAGGGTTGGCGAAGATTACCTTCCAGTTACGATAAACTGTTCGGGAAAAAATTTAGATGTTTTAAAAATATTTGATTTTAAGAATAAAATGTTTTTCAGCTCAGCCACATGTGAGCAAAAGCTATGCCTCTTGGAAGTGCTAGTAAATAAGTCTGGTCAGACAAAGATAATATCTTTGTTTAATTTAATTATGGGTTGCTTAAAATATTACAAAGCAAATCTAAACAGCACTCAATTTGTTGATTTTTTAAACAAATACATATATAAAGAAGGAAACGATGTCTCTGCAATTCGTGATATACTAGAGTCAGCTAAATCGGGAAACGAGATGCTAAAAGATCTTGTCGAAGAAGCAGGATGGTTGGAGGCAGAAGACCTAACGGAAGTCGGATATTTGTTTGTGCCGATAGATAAAAATTCTTTCAATAAAAACAAGTATCTTTATATATATTTGTTTTATACTTTTTGCGAAGATGGACTTGAGAAGATAATAAAATACTTCTTATCTTTAAATATACCTAATTTTACACCAAATAATAGAGATGAATCATTTCTTCATGTATTTCTAAAGTACTACAACGAAGGACTAAGAGAGTCTTACGATTCTTGCTTTACTTATGCTAAACTAAAACTTGACTTTAAAAATCCGGATCAGTCAAATAGCATCTCCAATGAAAAAAGAAAACTGATGTCTTTCGAAGATTCAGATCTAACAGAGTCTATATCAAATAAATATAAAAAAGATTATGAAGAAGATACAGGAGAAGATCTTAAAGAAGTTATAAAAGATTATGTTAAATCTTCAGATAAAAGTGTAAAAAATATAATGACAAAATATCAAAATTTCATAAAAGAAGATGAAAGCGGAAAAGAACAAATAGGAAATCCCGCAGTATGCTTTTATGTAAATAAAGCAAAGGCAGAAAGAGATCACGAAGTATTGGCGGCCCTTAGCTCAGATATAGAATATGGGTTTACAAAAGCTGAGAGAAAATATTATATATCCAAAGAAGCCTGCCTGAGTGGTCTTTTTGAATTGGCAAAAGCAAACGTTATTCCTATAGAGTATGTCGAGCTAATTTACATGCAGAATGGCTACAAGGTATCCTTAGAGTCTATAAAGAATAGAGTTGAGGATTCGGCTCAGAATAATTGTATAATCGCTATAACTAATTTTTTCGAAAAATGGAAAAACGACGAAAGCGGGGCTAACCCAATAGAGATGTACAAAGATAAGGCTAAGACTGATATGAGCAGCAGTTATCTTAACTACCAAGATAATTATGATATTCCCAAAGAAGTAGCCTTATCTCTTAATAGTAATAATGAAAATTACAAATCAGAATACCTTATATCCGTATATGATAAAATTTTAGGAAAGCACAACGAGATAAACGCCTTAATATCAAAATACAAATCAGAAAAAACGAACGCTGATTCCAGATCTATATTTGATTTTTACAAAAATCTTTTTATAAATAAAGAAAAAATTATACTAAACAAAGAATATGATGGGTATACTCCTGGTCCGATAAAAGATGATATAACCGAAATGCTAAAGGATGCAAAAGCTCTAAAGTTAATTTTGAATAGCTTGATTGGAGAGAATGCAAAAAAAGGAAATTTTGCAATGCAGAAAGAAGAAAATCAAAAAACTGTAAAATACTATAATGAGAAAAATACCAAAGATCACTACTATGTTACCAAGGAAAAGGAAGGATCTGTAGCCGTTGACGGAAAAATAAAAGTTGGCGACAAAACATATATTAAAGATAAGAAGTATTCAAACGTCTCAGCGTACTTCTTACATAACTATATTGCGGACTTAGAATCTTTGGAAAAGATCTTGAGTGATGAAGTATGCTCCTCTCCCGCCTGCTCCTTTAAAACCAACTCCTCTTTATTCCAAACCATATGTGATCAAGCAAATAACAGCACCTCTTTGAATAAAGATGATAATCTAAAAGCAGTTCTTAACACTTTATTCTTCGACAACCACATAGGAAAAGTAAATTTAGAAGAAGATGCATTCTCCTCTAAATCAAAAACTGGAAAAGCTCTAGTTCAAATAGCCAAAGGTCTAAGCCCATCTGCTGTAGCAACTGAAGAAATTAACAAAAAAAGAAAAGAAAATCACATTAAAAAAGTAAAAGAAGCTTTAGCTTCGGTAACCCCCTTAACGTACAAGACTTACATATTCAGCTCCGACGGAAAAGTTTTCAGTCCACCCTTAATATCAAGAAACTCACAGATTGCTGATAAGCTAAGCGGGCCAACAGAGTCTGGCTCTGTAACATCCTCAGGGGGTAAACTTGATCTGAAAAAAGTTTGCAAAGTAATGACGGATATAAACAATAGCAAGAGTCCGGAGTGGTATGTAGATTGGAGCAGGGTAAATGTAGCGAGAGAAGTGTCAATAGGGCAGCTTACAAATCCTCAAATAGTGGGGGAGTCTGCAAAAATACTAAAGACCTACAAAGAGAGCATTATTAAGTTTTTAGAATCGGAAAGAGCTAAGTTAACAGCAGAATAAGGTTATTACTTATCTTGTTAGTATATTATACAGGCCAATTTTTATCGTCCAACTTTTTTAAAAAAACTTTTAGCCTAGAGCATTTTTTATGCGTATAATTTCATATGAAAACCAAAACAAAGGAAGGTCATATGAAAAGAATTATCTATTATCACAAAGGTTGTCCAGATGGGTTTGGCGCGGCTTGGTCTGCCTGGAAGAAGTTTGGGTATTCTGCTAAATACATTCCTTTGAAGCATGGAGATTCAATAAGTCCTGTTTCAAATCATCAAATATATTTCTTAGATATTTGCCCTCCAAAGGAAGTTATTCAAACTCTTGAGGTAGAAAACAGAGTTGTCGTGCTTGATCATCATATTGGATCAAAAGATAATATAGAGTTCTGCAAAGAGCATGTATTTGACAACGAAAGAAGTGGGGCGGGAATATCTTGGGATTATTTCTTCGGATTTAATAAAAGACCAAAGCTTATAGATATAATTGAAGACAGAGATTTGTGGAAGTGGAATGTGGAAGGATCAGAAGAAGCCCTCATGGTTTTGGATTCTATGGATAAGACATTTGAGATATGGGATAATTTTTCAAAAGAAATAGAGTGCTTCAAGGATGGAGAGAGTTGGGGCTACAAAAGGGTTGTTTCAAACGGAACTCTTATTAAAAGTTATCAGAAACAATTGGTTAAAAAAGCTTGCAGCAAAAAATATTACGGAAAACTAAATGGTATTAATACCACATTTGTTAATTCATCGATACTTCAGTCGTTTATTGGAAATGAAATTTTAAAAGAAGATTCCTCTGTTGACTTGGCCGCAATATATTATTTAAAAGAAGATAACATAGTTTTCTCTTTAAGAAGCAGAAGAGGTGGGGTTAGCTGCTGCGATATATCAAAATCTTATGGAGGCGGAGGTCATCACTGCGCATCTGGATTTGCAGTTGACTCGTTTGAGGATTTAAAATGATTATGTTTTCTCTTGAGGATTTTGAAGAAGCGGTATTTGATACTTTATCAGAGCCGAGCGACTTTGAAATGTCTTCTGAGCTAAATAAAATATTTTTGCAAATGGGTGATAAAGACATAGCGCTATTTGTTAAATCGCTTGTTGATAAAAATATAAGCGAAGAATATCCAACGGGAATGAGTTCTTGGTTTTGCCAACTAAAAATAATCGATATGCTTACATCAGATATTCTGAAAAAAGTATCTTTATCTAAAGAATTACCGTTTAGATTCCACATAAAAATTTTGGAAGATTCCTATTACGAAGATATATCTGTATTTGATAAAATAATAATGGACAAAGAGTACTCTTTAGAGGTGAGGGCTCATTCGGCTTATATGTGCTCTCAAAAATCTCTGATGGCGGTAATAAACGACAAAAATTATAAGATAAGAAGTGTGTGCTACACTAGGCTTGGACCGGAATATTCTATGCCTTATATGAAGAATGACTCTAAGTCTGAGGCAAGATCTATGGCCGTCTCAGTAATTCCTAGGGGTTCGAGAGAATTGATGTATTTTGTAGACGATAGCTCATCTAAAGTTTTAGAGCAAGTTATTAATAAAATAAGTTTGAATGACATCCCTTATTTTTTGGGAAACTCAAAGGTAAAGGGAAATAAAAAAATATCAGATATAATAAAAAAGAGGTTTGAGGATAATGTCTAGGTACTTTTCTCCGCTTAAGATGATAGAGGCTCAGCAGAAAGCAGACCATGAGGATTTGCTAAGAAAAGTCCTATCCTCTTTTGGCGGAAAAAAAAGTATAAAGATAGAATCTTTCTCCGAGCTGGAATATTTGTGGAGTAATTATCCAAACAATATTGAGCTAAAGAAAAACTTCATTTATCCATTTGACAAAATAATGAAAGATGTGTCAAATATATCTTATTCTAAAGACATAAAAGATTTATGTGCAGAAATTTTATTAAATCATTTCAAAGATAGCGGAATAGATCAGATAGAATCTGAGGCGGAAGTTATATTGAAAAATTACTTTTCAGAAGAGATAGATTATCTGAAAAATATAAATATAATAAGATCTATGCATATGGGAAGATATGTTCTTAGCAAGTGGGTTAGGTACGGCTTAGCTAATTCCAAAGACCCATTGTTTTACGAAGACTGTATGGTTAATACAGACAAGAAGAGGGGTTATCTGGACAAGAAGTATATGATAGCGAAAGCCGCAGTTAAAAATTCTGCCTTGAGCTCTGAGTTGAATCAAATTATTGCAAGGTCAGTAACAAAAAGAAGAGCAAAGGATCTTTGCTGGGAAATGAAGTCCAAGGTGGATAAGAGGCTTGGGGCTAAAAAAAGTAAGCACTTTTATAATCTAAAACACAAATATAAGAAGAGTTATGAAGACGAAGGAATAATTTCAGACTTAGAGGCGAAATTATGTGTATTATTATCATTGAGGAGGGGAGAAGATGTTTGCGACATAGTAACCTCCTTTCTTCCGGAAAAATACTGTGTCTTTATTTTTCCGCTTTGCACAAATAATACTTCTGTAAATAATTTGAGAAGAAGGTTGATAATAAGATGAAAAGAAAAGAAGATTCTTCAGATTTGAGTAAAATTTTTAAAAAGACAAAGATAACTTATAAAGTAAAAGTTGTTGCAAAAGATTCAAAGAGAACTCTAATTCATAACAATGTTCCATATGAACATTTAGAGTTAATGAAAATTAACCCGAATCTAAGCGTTTATGTTTTAGAGGTCAAAAATAGAAGCTTTGTAAGAGGAAGAGAATAATGTTTGCTTTATTGTATTTATTGATGCCCACAAACTCCTATGCTCACGGATCAGATTATGAAGATAAGATGAACTTAGATGCTCAAAAAGTTATAGTATTTGATAACGGGAAAAAGGTAAACTTATCTGTGTATCATCAAAGTGGTTCAGATTTATCAAATTACAGTCCAGATTCAATGCTAGAGAGGTTCGAAGTATATTCAAATCTTTATGGGGAAAAGCACGGACTGCCAGGCCAAGAACACTCTTGCAGGTCCGATGAAGTAAAGGTCTATTATGTTAAAAGCTCATATCTAAATGATTATGATACGGTCAGATACTATGGCCTTCCAGTTTTATCTAGAGAGTCCCAAAGATATCTTGGAATTTATTCATATAAAAATTATGAAAATATTATAATTTTATCGGACTCGCACTATGACAAACTTAGTTTGGGAAAAAGGTACATTCATGAAATAGCTCACTTGTGGTATGCTAAAAACTGTAAAGCTGTTACAAATCCAAAAAACGAATATGAGGCTTTAAATATAGAGGAGATGGTAAGATGATCGAATTCGACATAAAAGAAATGAAACAAAATTTAAGAGAGATGGACTCGGTACTTTCTTTATTGGTAAAAGAAATTCAGACAATAAAGGAAAAGGTGTGTAGTATAGAGGAAAGTATGGGAGATACAACGTCATCTCTATCGGATATGATAGACGGCTCCTTAGGAAATCTTTCAGAGCTTCTAAAGACAGAAGAGTTGGGAGGAATAGGAGATATAGCGGGCAAGAAAGACATCTTGAAAAATATAACTAGCATGCTAGAAGTTTATAAACCAAAGAAATAAAATTTAAATAGTCCATTTTCAGTTTTTATGAAAAAAGAACCATATTCCTCGACACCGTTTGGGAATATGGTTATACTATTGTTGTGGGGGGCAAGGGCTACCACGACAGACTTTCAATCAAAACTTAAATTATTCCTATTGGAGAAAAAATGGACATCAAACAGACAAAACTTATTCTTACTAATGCACCCAAAGATAAATCTGTAATGCTTCATGCAAAGCATGGTGTTGGTAAGAGTAGTGTAGTAAAGCAAGTTGCAGAAGAGCAAGGAATTGGTTTTTATGACTTAAGATTATCTCAGTGTGAAGTTGGAGATATCAAAGGTCTGCCATACAATCATACGCTTGAAAATGGAACAACAGTTGTAAGATTTGCGAAGCCAGAGTGGTTTCCTACTGATCAAGACTCAAAAGGTATTCTTTTCTTAGATGAATTGAATAGAGCGACAAAAGATGTTCTTCAATCTGTATTTGAGTTGTGCCTAGATAGAAGATTAGATGGGCAGAAAATCCCAGATGGTTGGCAGATTGTTTCTGCTGTAAACTCAGATGATGAATATGATGTAATTGAGTTTGATCCTGCTCTTGCAGACAGATGGTTTCACATTCAGTTTGACCCAACGGTAAATGAGTGGTTGGAATGGGCAGAAAAAAGTGATCTTCATCCTGCAATTGCTCAGTTTATTTCAAGAAATCAAAATCTTTTAGATCCGCCAGTAGGCTCTTTAGAAGCAGGCAGAGTTTATCCTTCGAGAAGAAGTTGGGTAGCCTTTTCAGATTTTGCAAAGAAGATGGATTTAATTGACAATGATGTAAATAATATGCTAACCCAAGTCTGCAAAGGTTGGGTCGGTAGAGAGATTGCTATTATGTTTCAGAAGTTTTGCCAAAATGAGTTTTCCTTACTCAGAGCAGAAGATGTATTGGACAATTTTCCAAAGAATAAGAAAGATATAGAGAAAGCCTGTGATGATATTGAGGTTATCGCAACACTTGCAAAGCAAGTTGTAAGAGAGGCAAATGAAAGAAATGCAAAAACTTTCAAAGATAAGCAAAAAGAAAACTTAAAGAAATTCTTTCTTATGTTGCCAAATGATGTAACATCAGATACTTGGGTTGGATTGCTTAGTGGCAAGAAAACTAAAAAGTTAAGTCTTGAGTGGCAAGATGATGAAGATGTCAACAAAAAGGTTAATGAGGTTTTTCTCTCATAATAACTGAAAGTCTGTTTGAGTAGCCACACCTTTGTGGCTACTCATTTTTTTTATATTTATTATATTTAGTATTAAAACGGAGATTTATTTATGTCAAAAGCAAAAGCAAGAATAGAGAGTGCTATCTCAAAACTAATCCTTTTTCAGCCTCTTTATGGAGTAGTTTTTCTATCATTAAACAAGAAAGAATCTAAGTCGATACCAACACTGGCAGTTGGGGTTACAAGAAAGGTTGATATGGCTCTTTATTATAACTCAGACTTTGTAGAGAAGTTATCCTCTTCTGAGTTAATTGCAGTACTAATTCATGAGTCACTTCATTTCTTACTGCATCATTTGACTAGGATTAAGCATTTTAATTTTAATCCAAAAGGTTATAATATAGCCGCAGATATGGCTATCAATTGCCATATTGAGGGCTTACCAAATGGTGCTTTGTACCCAGAGCAGTTTGGATTTGAGAGAGATAAATCTTCAGAGTATTATTACGCAAAACTCAAAGATAAGTATGGCGACGGTAATGGTGGCTTTGGAGACATAGAGGGGGAAACGTTAGATGACCATAGTCTTTGGGATGATTTTGACAAAGACATTATCGAAGAAAAGGTTAGGGGTATTGCAGAGAAGGCTATTAAGGAGCAAGAGAAGAAAGGTTGGGGGCATATAAAAGGCAACATTGCAAGTCAAGTTATTGCAGCAAATAAGCCAAAGGTTAATTGGAAAAAACAAGTTAAATACTTTATAAATCAACTAGTTATGATGGGCAGAAGATCAACTAGAATGAGACCAAACAGAAGGTATGGTTATGCCAATCCTGGCTCCAAAAGAAACTACACTTCAAAGTTGCTCGTAGCCTTTGACACGTCTGGATCTGTATCAAACAAAGAGTTGTCTAGTTTTGTAACAGAGTTAAATGGGATGATAGATCATGTTCAGTGTGACTTCATTCAGTTTGATACCTGTATTAGAGGAGAGCCTGAGACTTTTAGCAAAAAAGCAAAAGAGATTGATATAATAGGCAGAGGTGGAACTGATTTTCATCCAATTATTAACTTAGCAGACGAATTAAGTTACGATGGATTGGTTATATTCACAGATGGGTATGCACCATTTCCTCCTAAACCAAAGACAAGAGTGCTTTGGGCAGTATGCGAAAACAATGGTGGAGAGGTAGAGTTTCCATACGGAAGAAAAGTTGTAATAACGGATTAGACTTCGTTCATATCGCTGGGTATATTATAGGAGATTGGGATGTTCCAATCTCCTTTTTTTTTGGAGAAGAAAAATATGATACAAAGATTTGTTAAAAGTAAAAGCAGAATTGCGACCATTATGGTTGGATTTAATGCAGGATCAAGAATAGAGGTCAAGCACAAGTACAATCTAGGCATATCTCATATGCTAGAGCATTGTTTTTTCAAAGGAACTACAAATAGAAATTGGGAAAAACTATTGGACGATATATCATTTATTGGAGGTAGTGCGAACGCATTTACATCATACGGAAAGGTCGCTTATATGATAGATGTTCCAGTAGAGAATGTAGATCAGGCTACTGAGATTTTGCATGATATGATTGCAAATATGGATCTTTCAGAAGAAGAGTTTCAGAAAGAGAGAAACGTTGTCATGGAAGAAATGGTAAGCTCATCAGATTCAGTTGGAAGTTACATCTGGGAGTCCTTATCGGAAGTTTTGTTTGACAATCATTTGCAATATCCAATAATTGGAACAGAAGAAACGATATCTGCGTTTACAAGAGAAGAGGTTCTAAGATACTATAAGCAATTTTGCTCTATTGATCAGGCAATTGTTGTTATTTCTGGAGATATGAAAAAGAAAGATGCGGTTCAAATTATGAGGAATAACTTTGGAAATCCAAACGGTAGGATTAAAAGGCCTAAGTTTAAGCAAACAAGTTATCCAGAGTCTTGCAATGTAGAGATTGAGAAGCCTGGAATTGAACACGTATACGCAAAAGTGTGTGTGCCTGCTAAGATTGAAAATAAAAAAGATAGAGCCATTTCCTCTATGATGAATTCTTACTTTGGAGGTGGAATGAACTCTAGGCTATTCAAAGAAGTTAGAGAAAAGAGAGGACTGGTTTACTCTATTTCATCTGGATGCTCAGAGTTTGATGGAGATGGGTCAATTCAAACGATCAGTTTCTCTACAAGGGAGGCTGGACTAGAGGAGGCGGTAAATACGATTGAGTCTGAAATAGAAAGACTTACTACGGAGCTAGTTACAGATCATGACTTAATTAGAATTAAAAACCAAATTAAGTCAAGCTTCTATGGGTTTATTGAGTGCAGTAACAGTCTTTGCTCCTATGAGATTTCTAGGGCAATAAATAAATCCTGTACTGCTGAAGAGTATATTAAGATGCTAAGCGAAGTAACATCTGAAGATATATTGGAGTATGCAAAAAGAATTTATGACAAAGAGCATGTAGTAACTCTTATTTGCAGAGGAGAAAAAGATGATAGTAATGACTAAGACTGGTGATATGAGATCTATAGCAAACTCTGCTTGGATCTCAACCATTAGCGAGTCTAGAGCTAAAACTAGGACAGATGAAGATGTAGATAGAGTTGTTTGCTTTTTAGCGGAACACCTTCATACATCTCCATTTGAGTCAGTTACGCTTTCGTTCGTTCAGAGTAAACTCGATTACATTAAGGATGCAAACTTAGATATTCTAAGTCTTCTGAATAATAAATACTCAAAAGCTTCTAATTTTAAAGACGGAGTTTCGGTAACTATAGACTTGCTAAACTTCTCAAAGCATTCTTGCTTTAACTCATTTGAAAATGATTTATGGAAAATATTTGAAAAAGATGAACCAAGATTATCTCAGATAGTCAAAATGCTTGACTTTTCAAAGAAGGAAAGTTTTACAGAAGATGAGACAAAGTCGTTTCCTCACGAGGTTGACGTGGAGTTGGTGTCTTTTCACGAAGGGTTGTCAAGATCAGAGAGTAGGGCTACTTGGAGGGTAAAGTGTCCTCTTTCTATAGCAGTTCAGATTTTAAGACATAGAACTGCTTCTTTTAATATGGTTTCTGGAAGATACAAAACAATCAGACAAGAACTTGTTGGAATTCCAGAAGACATATCGGAAATATTAAAATCATCGAATTCTAATGGAGAGAACGATATGACCTCTCTTACTGAAAAAATGATAGACATTATGGATGAAAGCAAAACTCATTATCTCAGTATGATGAAAGAGTTAAAAGGATGCAAGACTAATGGCTTTATAACCAATGATGAATATAAAAGAATGAGAGAGTATGTAAGATTCATTCTTCCAGAGGGAAGACTTACGGAATTATATATCTCTATGTATCTGGACGATTTAGATAACTTTCTCATGCTTAGGAATTCCTCACACGCACAAATTGAGCACATAGCTGTGGCTCAACTAATGAAAGAGGTATTAAAAGATAAAACATAATTAAAATTATTATTATTTTCAATACATTTTTAGTATTATATAATGTATAAGGAGTATTGAAAATGATTTTAAATATTGTTTCTTGTGTCGGAATAACAATTATTATAACCCAGTCTTCTTTGTTTCAAAAACTTAGAGACTGGGTTTCTTTTTATTCTAATTTTTTAGGAGAGCTAATAAGCTGCCCTATGTGCTTAGGAGTTTGGATTGGATTTATGATGAGTTTTTACTTTTCTGTAGACCCAATTCTATTATCTTTTTGCACAAGTATAAGTTCTTGGTTGGCAAGTATTGTCGGAAATTTATTGATAACACTATCATATTATTATGATGAAGAAAATATTGGAGAGTAAATTGGATAAAAGAAATAAGATGTGTTTGGATTCCAAAGTTGTAGAGTCACTGTTTGTTGATGACGAATTCTTTTCGCACGTATCTTCCTATAAGAAAATTAATTCAGGAAGATACCCAAAAACAGATCAGTGGTGCGACGAAGAATTCTTTAACTTAGCGTTTGCATTAGCGGGATTTAGCCCTGAAGATATAAGCGTTGCAATCAAAGGCAACACTCTTTGGGTTTCTACAGAAAAAATTGTTAGTATGACGGAGAAAGAACCTGGGTTTATACACAGAGGAATCGCAAAAAGAGCTTTCAATAAAGGCTATTTTTTATATGATTCCCTAAATGGAAGTAAAGCGGAGGCCAAAATGAAGGATGGCCTTCTTACGATAAGAATTCCTTTTTATTCAGAAGATAATGAGGCTAAAAAAATAGAGGTGATAAATGAGTGATATTGGAAAATATGCAAGAACTATAGTCGAAGGATTGGTGTCTGACAAAGAGGGTATTCTCGTAGAGGAATCTGAGAGCGAAAAAGGTGTCTTTGTGGAGATAAAAGTTTCGGAGGGCGACGTAGGAAAGGTCATTGGAAAGGGTGGAAAAATTGCAGAGTCGATAAGAAATCTTGTTAGAGCCTGTGGTGCAAAAAATAACAAAAGGGTCTTAGTAAATGTCTTCAATAAGCCAAGATAGTTCAGATTATGAAGCAACTAGATTTCCAAAAGACTTGGTTAAAAAAGTCGAAGAGCTTTACGAAAGATATGGCCTAGATGTAGATAACATGACGGAAGAAGAGTTGGGAAGAATATATAAACACTATATCAAAAACCCTGATCAAATCGATCAGGATTTGTCCAATTTGGTTTCTTCAAAATATAGTAATAATAAAAGTATAACTAAAACTGGACGTAGGAATGTTAAACAAAAAAAAGATAGTTGATGCGTTATGCAGGAATACTTTGCTAACGAAAGATGAATCTAAGCAGGCAGTCGAAGAGGTTTTTGGTATTATAAAAGAAAGTTTTTTGAACGAAGAAGATGTATATATAGTTGGATTTGGAAAGTTTTCTTTGGAGCAGCAAAAAGAAAGGCCTGTGCGTAATCCAAAGACTATGGAGAGTATGATGCTTAAACCTTTTAAAAAAGTTAAATTTAGGCCTTCTAAAAAAATATCTGATGAATTAAAAAGTAGAGGAAAATAGATATGTCAAATGCAAAAGTAAACACAGAAGAGGTTATAGTTAGAAGCCCCACGGATACTCCTGCGAATGCAGATGCAAATAGCTTGAGAATATACACCGATGGATCTAGTCTATACTATAAAGATTCAACGGGAGCTGTAACAAATATAACCTCAAGTTCGTTTGACCCTGTAGCGGATACAGTTGTTCTTGGTAATGAAACTGGAGCGGGTCCAAACTCAATTCACCTAAAGGCTTCTGGTGGAGCGACAGATCAAATAATTGTTGGAAGCGGAACCTCAGGATCTCCAGATACAGAAGTTATACTGATTCACTCTTCAGTGACCACAGATATTGAGTCGGCGGGGACTGTAAATGTTTCTGCCCCAAACTTAAATATTGGAGTCGGAACATCTAGTTCAGACACAGTAAACATTCTTTCTAATGCTGGAAACGGAAACGACACAGTAAACATCCTCTCTGATGGCGGCACAGGAAATGACACTGTTAACATATTAACTAATGGATCAGATGGACAAGACACTCTTAATGTGGGATCAGTAGCCTCTGCCGTTGACTCTTTCAATGTTTACGCATCAAATATAAAATTTTCTGGCCTGCCAACTTCATCTTCTGGCTTGACATCTGGAGATCTTTGGAATGATTCCGGAACATTGAGAATAGTGACTTAATAGGGGATATAAATGTCTGATAAAAAGATACTAGTTGTTGATTTGTCAAATAACGACAAGACTGCAAAATTTAGAGATGCGGATGAAATTCTTTCGGGTAATTCTTGGGTTGACAAGCAAGAGACTTCTGGGTCGGAGTCAATAACCGTAGATGACAAAGAAGAGGTTAGAAGGGCCAATCTTTATATTCAAAATGATTCAGACATAACCATCAACTATGGCGGCTCTGTATATGTTACAGATGGAATAAACTCCTCTTGCTGCGAAGAGTTTAATTCTGGACAGGTGCTTAGCGCAAATGCAATTCCATCTGCAAATGGACTCGGGCAGTTAGAGAGCTCAAATTGGTCGGTTAGCTCCTCTGGGTCTTTGGAGCCAACTCTTGATAACACTTATGACATAGGCAATCCTTCGAATAGAGTCAGGGACTTATTCCTTGGGCCTAGTAGCTTGAAAATATCAAAAAGTTATGGTTCTTCAGATTTTTCCACAATATCTTCAGATGGAAAAATCGGAAATCTTGTCTTTAAGGCTAACCCTGCATCTGGTAGTGCGGAAGGTTTAACGAAGTATGTTTTTGAGAACAGCCATCTAGGATATTCGTCATCTTCAGAGCTCTTGATGAGAGGCGGAAACACTTATCAGAAAAGCTATTTGAGCTTAAAGACTCATGAAAGTATGAGTCAGAATATGATTTTAAAGTTTCCCCCTTCTCCGGGATCATCAAATCAGGTTTTGTCGATAGATCCATCAAGCTCGGGGGATGTCGTAAACTTAGTTTGGTCGGCACCCTCATCTGGAGGTTTGAGCGATATAGTTGAAGACTTAACCCCTCAGTTGGGCGGAAACCTTGACTCTCAAGACAACAATATTGTTGGCTTAAATTCTTTGCAATATAATTCTGGGCCAGAGATAAAGGGCATAAACTTTGATAGGTCTTTATATTTAAACCCTAAATATGGAACATCTCATGCTGAAAACTCAGTAAGAATAGGAAACATTGGCGCAGCGTCTTCTGCAGTTGATAACGGAAAGGGCACCGACATATCAAAGTTGGAGTCAGAAGCAGAGTCGTTTGTCATTGCGGCAAATAACTTCAGCGACACTTCTTATGTTCAAATTAACCACGGAGAGAACATAACTGACAGTCAGTCCAGAACAAGAGAGGGTATAGAGCTTAGACTGAGAGAGAGTTCGAACTCTATAGCTTCAGTTTCCGTAAAGTCTGTAAGTCTAAACGCCACAAATTCTGTATCTGCAACAAGATCTCCACAGTTGAGGCTTTACAGTCCGCAGGACTTATACGTCTCTATAGAAGCCCCGGCGTTATCATCTAATGTAAACTTTGTATTGCCAAGCACAGATGGAAGTGCAAATCAGGTTTTAAAAACAGACGGATCTGGAGTTTTAGACTGGGTAAATCAAACTTCTGAAGGCCTGCTAGATGTTGCGGGAGATACAACACCACAGCTTGGAGGTGATTTAGATGTAAACGGAAACAGCCTAACCTCTACTCTAAACGGAGATGTAAATATTTCTCCAAATGGAACAGGAAACCTGGTTGTGAGTTCAGATATAAACATGGGGACAAACTTAATTACTGATGACAAAGTTGGAAATTGGGATGAGGCCTATGGTTGGGGAGATCATTCAGCTGAGGGGTATTCAACAACAGATACAAATACGTTCAGAACTGTTGTGGCCGGAGGCAATACGTTAGGTGCGGCAGAAACCCTTACCTTGTCCGCAGGAACAAATGTAAGTTTAACCGAATCCGCAGGAACTGTAACTGTAAGCTCAACATACACAAACACTCAGCTTTCAGATGAAGAAGTTCAAGATGTAGTTGGGGGTATGGTAACTGGAAATACAGAGACAAATATGTCGGTTACCTATAATGACTCAACCGGAAAGCTAAACTTTTCTGCCACAGATACCAATACGTTTAGGACAGTGCAGGCCGGAGGCAACACTTTAGGCTCCTCGGAGACGCTTAATATAGTGGGAGGAACAGGGGTGACTGTTTCTGAGTCAGGAGGAACTGTAACTCTTTCTTCTTCAGGATCTTACTCTGCGCACGCTCAATCTGTAAACCTTACACCTTCAGACTTCTCAACTTCGACTTCAAACTATTACAATAACTCTGAGTACATATGTTGGTCGTCCACAGATGCTTTTCAAAATCAATTCATAATAGATAATCCAAATGGATTCTCGGTTGGAGATATAATTGTTGTTGTAAATACAAAGAGCTCACAAAGTTTAACTGTTGAGACTAGAAAGGACGGAAACCTTGTGTCATTTCTTTCGTTAGTGTCTGATGCCGGAGAACAGTCCTCGACAAGTTCATTATCTATTCCCGGAAGAAAGAGAATGGTGTTTTTGTATAATGGTTCGAAGTTTATATACCAATTAGCTTCCGCATAAATAAATTAGAGAGAAAAATATGTCAAGTTCATCTTCAATATTAACTAGATTTAAAACAGCGGCAACAATTCTTACATCCAGATTTGCAAATAGTATATTTGGGGGGCTTAAGGGCTCAGATCAAGAATCAGATATAACTACAGCCTCTATGTATGGCTCATATGACCCGTTACTAGCAGGACATATGCATGACGGACAAGGTGGCGATGGTCATGCTCAGAAGATAAATTTAGGAGGAACAGGTGTTGACTACGCATCTTCAGTGCCAGCAGGTTTAGGTCATCCTCACGTTAGAGGTGAGTTGCAGCACGTAAATCTTTCTGATTATTCTGTATATAAGAATAACGCATTTAGAGCTAACCTTGAGACGAATACAAACGTTATACCCTGGAGAGTTGCAGACGGTTCTGGCGGACACCTATACCATTTGAATCTTTCAGAGTATACGTCTACCGTGGTTGGAACCTTAGACTTAGATTCTGTTGCTACAGTTGGGAACAAAACTGATCAGAAGATAATGCTAGGATCAGATACGGAGACTCCTCAGTCTCAACTAGATATTATTGCAGACTCTGCATTGAGCAAACACTTTAAGCTGCTAAACACAGACTCTAGTCCATCCTCAACTTCGTTTTCTATGAGCAATGGAACTCACTACTTCGAAGTATCTTCTAAGCTAGAATCATATTCGGGACCTGATGATAATTCCTTTAAAATATTTCCAGTTCACACTTCTGTATATCCATCAGTAGGGCTTGAGCTGAATTCTGACCAGGGAGAGATTCAGATAAGTTCCAAAGATACGGTTTCCCTTACATCTTCCAAAGCATCTGGCCTTGGACTAAAGATAGAGACTTCGGATGACTCAAATATTGAGATTTCATCAAATAGGACTGCCGGCTTTGGACCGGGAATAAATCTGGAAACTTGGGGCGGATCTCCAATTCATATAGGGACTCAAACATTCAGTACGGCTTTGGCCAGCCCCACAGAAGAGGTTAGGTTTACCTCTGAGCAGTTTAATTTTCACCCCCCCCTAAGATCTACTGGAACTCCAGCTATATCCTCTTATCCTCATGAGTCTGACTTTATAAACATTTATGACAAATCAGATATAGATCCAAGTAAGAAATCAGTTTTTACTTTTGATCTTGGAAACAAAACATCGAATGCCTCAAACGCCGATCCCTCAAACAGCAATGCTAAGATTTATATTGGGCAAAACGCAAAGCAAAACTCTGTAGTCAAGGAAGATATAAGTATTCACGTTAGAGATGGTAGAGGCCCCAAGCTATATTTAGATGACCTTACATCTGGCTTAGCTGCAAGTCCAACCAAGCCAGGGATACAGCTTGGGGGGCAAGTTGACGCAGTCGCTATAAATAATCAAACAAATCTTTTTTCAGAAATATTGGGCTCAAAAGAGAATCCATCCTTAGTTCCGGTTGGAAGTTACGGAGGGAAAATAGAGTTTTCGGTTCATGGTTCAGACTCTTTAATTTCAAGCAGTGCCAGTTCTCCGTATACAACTGGGTCTTACGAAAGCATGGTTAGGGCGGGCATAAATTATAATGGAAACATGGCAGTTGGAAAGCCGGAAAGAGGTCAATCTAAGGCCTTCCATACTGCGAAATCAAAACCCGCGCTTATAAAGAAAGATTATGAAAGGCTTTTGAATATACAGACAGAAACGATGATAGAGTCTGACGGAAAAGCAGAAGACTCGATTATGTCTTTTTCCCAGACATATTCTCAGGAGAGTAACTCGACTTCTTATCAAGTTAAAGATTTGAGATACATAGAGGTTGAAGCCCCAGACTTTGTAAATAAAGTTACCTCAAATACCGTGGTTCCCAATATTGCATTTTACACTCTTACGAATCATACTGACAATGGAGGTCAGTCTTTTGGATCTAAGACTGCTGCCCTTTTAAACTTTAGACATCCAGTTAGAGATGAATCTACAGATCCAACCTCAGCACCTTACTCTATGGGTAAAAGCGCAATAGATGAGCATCCAATGCTAATGACAAACCTTTCTAGCCCAACTTACGTATCTACAGCGGGAGTATCTATTCCCAACAAAGCAATGAATAGAATACCGGTAAGCTCTTCAGAGTTTGGCGGAGCCTCAGATGCTGGATTTTATGCGGATGTGAATGCTTGGATGAAAGTTTATGTAGACGAATGGAATTCAGGTTCCTCTTCTTGGGAGAAGGTAGCCTATTACGTACCGCTTTGTTCACTTACAAAAGTGTGAGGTTAGCCTTAATGATGGCCAGTTTAATTTTAAGTAGTAATCAGTATGAAGACAGAGAGGGATTTTGTTATGCGTCAACAATTTGCAACAAAATTCTTTATTTAAACAAAATAGATAAAACAAAAAGAGACAAAGTAATAAGTTTTTTGGACGATGCATGCGGCCTATTTGATAGTCACATATATGATTATAATAAAATATCAAATATATTGAAAATGCTTCATACAAATTTTGAAGTTATAGACGAAACAATGCTTTTAAAAATACAAAAATTTTTATTAATGTATAAGCATTTTGGATTAAGTTTATTTTTAGTTCCGGAGGAATAAATGTCAGATATGAAATACCCCAAATCAGATTTTTTAAATAGAAGCCACAAGAAAAAGGAAACCAAAGCAGAGGCTGCGGTCAAATCTTATAATTCTCTTATGGAAGATAAGACTCATAAAGATAATCAAACTGAGGCTTACGAGAGAAACGTGAGGCACATATTAAATTCTTTATTAGAGGGGGCAGATGAATTAGAGAGCTCCAATCCAGGGGAAGGCATATACACCCTTATAATGTTAGCGTTAAGAAATAATATAAGACTAAAAGACAAGGTAGTTGACTTAGAGTACAGAATAAAGAAGCTGTCTTCGAAAGAAAGAAAATAAATGAGTTCTAAGGATACAAAATACGACAAACTTTTAGAGTATGTCTTAAAGGAATCTATGAGCTATAAGGAAAAGCTGAGAGAAATCGAAACTTGGCTTTTAAAATTAGACTTAGACCCCAGCAGAGATATTGCGTATATTACAATGGTAGGGTACATCGAAGCCCTAGATTCTGTAATTTCGCAGGCAAAAAAACTCAGCGAGGGTTCTAATGATAAAACTTATAGAGGAAACTTTTTCAACAAAAATTGAGAGACTACTTTTTGATTTTGGAGTTAAAACAAAATCTGTAAAAAAGGTATCCAGAAATAACTTTGATATATACGACATCGAACTTTCTTCTGGTACAAAATTTTCAAAATTAGAGAAGATTCTTCCCGAACTAGGCATGGGCTTAAAGTCAAAGTCGACACCTAGAGGTTACCCAGTCATGAGCGAAGGCATTTATAGACTGGAGGTTCAAGTAAAAGACTTTGACAAATCAGAGTTAGAGGAATACTTCGAAGAGTTTGACAGAGGGTACTGCCCAATTGCAATTGGATCAAATGCATCTGGGGATAAGGTTGTTTCAGATTTAAGCAAATTTCCAAACCTCCTGATAGCTGGAGCTACAGGGTCGGGAAAAAGTGTTGTTCTTCATAATATAATTATATCTTTGATAAAAAACAATTCAGATATTTATTTAGCTGACCCAAAAATGGTTGAGTTCTCAGCATACGAAGAGTTGCCTCAAGTAAAGAAAATATGTTATGATGCCGAAGATACTCTTACCTTGATAGAAGATATGAATTCAAAAATGAACAAAAGGTTTGCAATGCTTAAATCTAGTAGATCTAGAAATATGATGGAGCATAACAAAAAGACTGGCTCAAATATAAGGCCTGCAGTGATTGTCATTGATGAGTGGGCAGATCTTTTTCTTCAAGATAAAAGTTTAGAGAAGCCTCTTTGTAAATTGGCTCAAAAATGTAGAGCCGCAGGAATGTCAATCGTATTGGCGACGCAAAGGCCGTCGGTAAAAGTAATATCGGGGCTAATCAAAGCGAATTTTCTAGGAAGAATATCAATGAGAGTCAGCAACTCTATTGATAGCAGAATTGTTTTAGATAGAAATGGCGCAGAAAAGTTAAAAGAAGTTGGGACTGGAATATTTATAGACGAGAAGCAAAAAGTGTCAATATTTAAAAGTCCATTTGTGGAAGATATAGCAGAGTTTATGGAGGCTAACATTGATTGATAAGATAAAAAAATACGCTATGATTACTGATATAGCAGAAAAGTTCAATATAGGTATGGTTGAGGCATCAGTTGGAAATTTCACTCATAGGTGCAAATGTCCTCATCCCGATCACAAAAATGGCTCAGAGAGAACAGGGTCATGTTATGTGGATGCAGAAAAAAACAATTTCTATTGCTTTGGATGTCAAGCAGGATCATCATCTATTGATTTTTATATGGCTTGCGCAAATCTTGATTTTTCTAGCGCAATAGATTGTATGAGACCGATGGTAGATGGAATAAAAGGAGACGTAGAGTATAAGTCTAAGGCTTCAAACTACTTAATTCTTCTTGAAATATCTGATTTGTTCAAAGATAAATTAAAAGAAAATCCGTTTTGCCTTGATGAATTAAAGGTAGTCATGAAGAAAACAGATGAGTATATTGATAAGATAAAGCCATCTGATGTAAAGAGGGCTAGGTTCTTGAGATACAAAGTAGAAGAAAAACTAAAGGAGTTGTAATGAAGATTGCAGTAGTTGGAGATACCCACTTTGGGGCTATATTTGCCCTTGGTGAAGACAAAGACTCAGGTGGAAACACCAGAATTGATGATTACGAAAACACGTTTAATTTCATTATAGATTACTGTATTGAAAATGATGTAAAGATTCTAATTCAAACAGGAGATTTGTTTGAGCACAGAAAGCCAGATGGGGCATCTCTTATGGCGGCAGACAGATGCCTAAGAAGGCTGTCTTCTGCGGGAATTAGAACTTATGTTATCATGGGAAATCATGATTACATAAGGTATCCGGGCGGGCATCAATCTTATTTGGAGGCAATCCCGGCGAATAATTACGATAAAGTTTCTATATACATAAAGCCGCAAGCTCCAAAGGTTAATATAAATGGAGAAGAGGTAAACTTGGTTCTTCTTCCATTCCAAGATAAAAAGAGTTATTTTACAAAAGATGACGAAGGAAATGTTAAACCTGCAACAACCGAGCAGGCGTCAAAGAAAGTTGAGCAAATTATAACAAATATGCTGGATGAACTAGACACAGAAAAGCCTACAATTTTTGTAGGGCACAACTTTTTCTATGAAGGAAGTTACAATAAATTTGGAGGAGGAGAGATTCTCGTTAGGCCAGAAATATTTGAAGATAAGTGCAATGCAGCGATGATGGGGCATCTTCATCAATTTAGAGTGGTAAAGAAGTACAATCCGACAATCATATACACTGGATCATTGGAAAGGACAAACTTTGGAGAGTCAAGTCAGACAAAATATTTATCTGTATATGATTCCGTTCTTGATAAATGCGAGTTTGTTGAGCTTCCATGCAAAACTCTTAGTGATATAACAATAGATCTGTCATCAGCAGATGCAGAAAACTTTTATGCAAACTTTAAGGAAGAAATTTCCAAGGTTGATTACGATAATCACATAGTAAGATTCAAAGTAATGCTAAAAGAAACCCTAAGGGGAATAATATCTGAAGATAAAATAAAGAATAGCATTGTATCTGGAAATCCATGTTATATATCAAAAATAATTTTGGAGCCAGTAAAAGAAAAAATAAAAAGAAATCTTGAAATTATGGAAGAAGAGAGTGATTTTAAGATATTTAAAAAGTTTGTGAATGATCAGACATCTGTAGATGAAGACCTAAGAAAGATGATCGTTTCTGCTTCTAAAGAAATACTGGAGGAATAATGAAACCTATAAGTTTAACCCTAAAAAACTTCTTTTCTCATAAGAATTCAAAGATATCTCTAACAGACATATCTTCATGCCTTCTTGTTGGAAATATAGAAGGAGATTACTCAAAGTCAAATGGAAGCGGAAAGTCTGCTGTGTTTGAAGCCATAACCTGGTCTTTGTTTAACAACTCTAGATCTTCATCTAAAAATGATAATATCAGGTGGGGACAGGATAGTTGCAAAGTAGAGATAGAATTTCTGCACGAAGAAGACAAGTACAAGGTTGTCAGAGAAAGGTTTAGAAAGTCTTCTACATCTAATGTGTATTTCTTCAGAGAAAACTCTCTAAGTGAGTGGACTGACCTCACAAAAGAGACGGCTACGGAAACTAATAACTACATCATGAGAGTTATTGGTATGGATTATAAGACATTCTTAAATACTGTATACTTTAGGCAAAATGATATTTCTGAGTTTGCAGAGGCTGATCCGGGCTCCAAAAAAGAAATAATCAAAAATATTGTTGATATAAGTAAATGGGATGTTTATGAAAAAAAGGCAAAGGATAAGCTGAGAGAGTTTAAGATAAAGCTGAAGGTTCTATCGGAAGATCTCGAATCATTCGAAGTCATTGAAGCTGAGAAAAAAGAAGCTGAGGAGAATCTAGATGAGCAAAGACAAAGGCTCGTTAGGACATCTGAGTTGAAGTCCAGATATGATAAGGATCACGAAGTTCTAATGGGGGAGTATCTAAGAAAAGAGTCTGAACTTGACACGAGTCTTTTTGATAAAACATTGGAAAAGATAAGATACTTCTCAGATATGATTGTTAAGAATGAAAACATCTTAAGGAAAGACAGCAAAGATCTAAAGTCATTCTTGGAAAAGAAAGAAGGAGTTTCTGAGAAATATAACAAAATGAAGATGAAGGTCGAGGCTTATGTCGAGGAGCCAAACTTAGAGTCAAATCTCGAGGAGGTAAAGGCCAGGTTCTTGGACGAAAAAAGTGAGCTTAAATATCTTACGGCTATCGTTTCGGAGTTATCTGCAAAAAATTATTCTAGCGACTTTTGCAATCACTGCAGTCAACCTGTATCGAGAGATCACGTCGAATATATAAAGTCTCAGGATTCTATAAAACTGCAAGAAAATAAAGATAAGATCTCTTGCCTTAAAAAAGATCTGTCTTTTATGAAGTCAGAAAAGGAATCTTTTGAGATGAATTTAAAGCAAAGACATTCTATATCCACGCTAAGGGAAAAGATTGAGTCTTCCAAGGAAAAGCTTGATTTCTATGACTCAAATATAGATACCCTAGATAAGTCTATATCTATGGCAAACGAAAGAGTTCTAGATTTTACATCCAAAAGATCTGAGCAGGAAAGAGTTTTAAACTCTTTGAAAGACTCAGACTTCTCAAAGATAAAAGAGAGATGTAAAGTTGCGAAAGATAACAAAGAGAAGGTTGACTTAGAAAGACTTGAGATAATAAAGAAGATTGGGGCTTATGAGCAGGAGATAAAAAATATAGGAGGCAGGGTCGCTGTATATAAAGAAAAAAGCAAAGACCTTCATGACTTGACGGAAAAGGTAAAGGTTTACTCTAGAATGTCAAAATATTTTGGAAAAACAGGAATTCAGACAGTTTTGCTTAACAATTTTTTAGAAGATCTTGAGGATGAGACAAATAGAGTTGTGAAAAAGATAGGTCTTCCATTTTCAATATCAATCGACACTCAGATGAAAGGCTCCAAGGGCGACATAAAAGAGACTCTTGAGATAAACATAAGGAAGGATGGACATTATCACAAGTTTGATTCATTGAGTGGAGGAGAGAAGGCGAAAATTGCCTTATCTCTTAGATTCGGACTAAGCTTTCTTTGCGCAAGATACGGAGGTGGGGATTTCGAGTTCTTAATGTTAGATGAAATAAACTCTCCTTTGGATAGAGATGGGGTTGAGAATCTCATGAAGTCTATAATTAATGCGTTTGAAGATGAGCTCTTAGTTATGATGATCACACATGATGAAAGCCTGAAGGAAAGTTTTAGCGATATCATCGAAATAACGAAGGTTAATGGAGATAGCAACGTAACTGTAACAAAAGTGTAGTTAGCTTAATAGCCCGAGAACTTGCTCGGGCTATTAATTTTTGATATTACTATATGGAGGATTTATGATATCTTTAAATATAGATGAAAGCGAAACAGAGGTTATCTTTGGTATACCACAATACATTGACGTATCTTCAGATTCTGGAGTAATATATTATACTTTTGACGAAACCATCCCAACGGAAGATTCACTGATTGCCGGAGATAAAATATATCTCCCAACAGATATGAATTCTTTTGAGATAAAAATTGTCGCAATAAGTGAATCTGATAAATCTGAAGTTTACTCAAACAGATATACTGTGAAGTCAGCAAAGATAAGAAACACGAGAAAGGGTAACGAGGCGGGCGTAGTCGTTATGACTGAAAGCTCAGAGGGTGTTGACTTCATGGGGTATGACTCAGATGGATCTCCTGCAAGGGAGACCTCCATTCAGTTTTCCGATTTAGACATAAGGGCTTCTATGGTGATGACCAGCAAAGAGTACTCTGTTTCCGAAGGAGAGACATCTGTTGACTTTATAAATTTTTCCAAAAAAGATGAATATAACTCAGATTTTTTCAAAAGTAGCCTTGTAAATAATAATAATAATTTTGACCCAAAGTCAAAGGTTGTAATTATAAACGGAAGAGATCAGTCAGAGCAAGATAGTCAATCTGTATTATTAATAAATAGGGCGTATGGTACTTTCGATCCGGCATCAAAATTCTATGTAGAAAACGAAACTACTTTTGAGCAAATAATTTCGGGAAATTTAGTGAGATCTGTGTATAATTGCAATACTGGAGTTATAACCTCTTACTACTACGAAAGCAGGGAGTCTAGATGGATAATTTCTAATCAAAAAATAGAACCGAAAACACTAAATATAAGCAATGGTAGGCCTAAAAACTTTGTTTATAAGTGGATTAAAGATCCGGTTATGTCAAAAATATTTTAGGTTTAATACATGGAGTAAATAAGTTATGATAAAGTTGTCAGTTTCGTCTATAGATACATTTAATAATTGTCCAAAAAAGTATGAGTATAGATATATACAGAGAGTTAAAGTTAATCAGCCAGCCTGGAATTTTACAGAGTTTGGATCTTGCGCACATTTAATCTTAGAACACTTTCACAATAGGGTTGACAATGATACCGACCCATCAAAATATAGGGAGATAATGAAGGGGTGCTTCAAAGATGCCGTTACAGACAAGCAGTTTGACCCAACAATACTGAGGTCATATGTTTGGTCTCCAGATGGGGATAAGCCTGGTTTCGATTATTTGAAAGAGATAACCGGAGAATATTTAGATATAATCGAAGAAAAGGGTCTGCCGAATGTTGTCGGAACGGAAGTTTCTTATGAGTTTGAAGTCACAGAAGGGGTAAAGATAAGAGGCTTCATTGATAGAATTGACAAGATTTCTGATACGCATTACAAAGTTGTAGATTATAAAACATCTAAAAATCCAAAATACCTAAAAGAGTTCCAGCTTCTAGTTTACTCTTTGGCTATAAAAAGAATGTATCCTCAAGTAGAAACAATTTCTGGTTCTTTTGTTCTAATGAAGCATCACTTTAAAGAAGTTGAGTTTGAATTTGGAACAATGGATATGGATAGAACTTTCAATACTATTATAAAAAAAGCTAACGCCATAAGAACCGAAAAAGTTTGGCCTAAAAATCAAAATAGACTTTGCGATTGGTGCGACTATAAATCAATATGTTTGGGAACTTGGGCAGAGGAAAATGAAGATGAAGGTTAAAATGTATGATGAGGAGTACGATATATGCCATAAGAGCTGCAATGGTTACGAAAAGGTAATGAACAAGATCGACCCCCTTGTAAACAAATATGCAAGAAAGCTTTGCGCTTTTGGGTTAGATTTTGAAGATTCAAAGCAAGAAGTTCTTATAATTCTAATAGAAGGAATCAAAAACTATGATGAAAAAAAAGAAGTAAAACTCTCAACCTTTTTGCATGTTCATATAAATAACAAGGTTATCTCAAAAATGAAAACTCTTAGCAAGAAAAGTAGATGCGCCACTCTGTCGAAAGATCAAAAGTTTGCCAGAGAAATAGCCTTTTCGAAACTATCGGATAAAGACTTGGACGGTTACGTTCCAATTTCTTCATTTACAGACTTTCATTATGACGAAGATAAATTACATTTGCAGCAAATATTTGACGAAGTGGAGTCTATATATGGGAAGAAGACATCCGAGTTGCTATACTTAGTATCAATAGAAGGGTACACCAAGGTTGCTGCTGCAAAAATATTAAATATTAACTCTTGGACTGCGTCAAACAAACTAAAGAAGCTTGCAAAAGATTCGAGGATTATAGAGTTATTGAAACAACTATGAGTCAAAAAATTATTGAATATATAAACAAAGAAAAGGCTACCTCTTCTTTTAAGATATCAGTTCTGAAGAATAGAGTTTCAAACTCTATCTCTTCAGACTTTCTTCAGAATGAGGTTGATTTTGTAGAGTATGATTTTGAAAGTATAAACTTTTCAGATATAGAAGAGTGTAGAAAAGCCTTAAATCTTTTTAGAAAATCAAAAGATCTTTTTGACCAGAGATATAGAAATAAAAAGTTTAAAATAGATTTTGAGGAAATATATAATTTCATATTCAAAGAAATAGAAGAAATAACTGTTGACGGAAATACGATAGGTGGATATTTTATTCCGAATATTTCAAATAGGAATATGTACAATAAAGATAGCTCAATAAGAAGCTTCGTATACAAGATAACTATGAAGCAGAAGATACTTTTGAATTGCCTAATAAAATGTTTTAAAAATTTAGAAGAATATAACTCAGAATATACATTTGAGGAGTTAGACTATTTCTTTTCAACCCTAAAGTTCAATATATATAGATATTATAACAATAGCTTTTTAATACTAAGGAAAGTTGGATCGTTAAGCGATTTAGAGATAAAAAAATATAAGCCGCTAGAAGATGCATCTTGTCTTTTTGAGAAAACGGCTAGCCTGGAAAAAGAAAATTATTTTGCAGTATTAGATATGCCTCATAGTGGTTACGAAAAAATATCTCCGCTTTATTTGATGATTAGAAATGGAAATGGCTCGCAGATAAATATTTCTCACAAATTTAAAGTAATATTGCAAAAAGATGTGTATTATAAAGCTGTAGAGGTTAGTTCTACAAACATAGATTGGTCGAAGTCTGAAATAATAATTGCTTCCACAAGAAGAGAAATGGAGGACTTCATCAATCTAAAATCCTGGCTAAAAAATAAAATTGAAACCATAAAAGATAATTTCATATTTAGGAGAAAACAAAAATGATGCAGAAATTGTTTGAAGAAGAAAAAGAGGCCAATACTTATAACCCAGAACACCTGGAAGAGTATTTTAGAACAAAGGGTGCTTATGAAGAAGAAATTAAGCAGGCCAGAGAATCTATGAGAGATGCTCTGAAAAACTTAATCGACAAGTATAACCTTCCCAAGAAAGAGATAGCTATTGCAGAGCAAATTAGAAAAAAAGATGCAGATGTAGAGCTTATTATGGATATAGTTAGTGAATTCGACGCAGATTTTGATGAGGAGTAGTTATGATAAACAAGACCAAGGTAACTTTTGTTTGTACGGGTAATTATTATAGAAGCAGGTTTGCAGAGTCTTATTTCAATTACTTATGCGACATTTTAAAATTAGATTATATTGCAGATAGCTATGGCTTAGCGATACACTTTGCAGACGAACTATCTGAGAAGCACGGAGAAATTTCTCCTTTTTCAAGAGAAAGAATGAATTATATTGGAATACCAGAAAGATATTTCGAAAGAGACAGAAAATCTTTGACTAAAGATGCTATAGAAAATTCAGATATGGTAATCGCGATGGACAAAGAAGAGCATACGCCGATGATAATGGAAAATTTTCCGTCTTATATAAATCAATTTAATTTCTTTGAAGTAAAAGATGTGTTTGACTGGGAGCCGAAGCAAACATTAGATGAAACTCAGAAGATAGTGGAAAGCATGATAAATGACATTGTAAATGAAAAGGATATCAATATCTTTTCTTAATTTAAAGTTGTGAAATTTTATAACATATGTGTATAATTATAAGGTGACCGAAACGGTTCACCTTATTTTTTTTTAAAAATATTGAATTGATAAACATTTTATTTTGTGGATTAAAGAAACCAATGCTACTATTTAATCCAAAAATTATAGGAGTCTAAACATGAAAAAATCACCTTTTGTATCTTTGCACAACCATACGGAGCTTGGATCTCCGTTAGACGGAATGAATGATGTAAACCAGCTTTTTGACCAAGCAAACTCTCTTAACCATAGAGCTATAGCAATTACTGATCACGGAACTATGACAGCCCATTATGACTGTTATAAGGCGTCACAAAGAACTGGAGTTAAGCTTATACCTGGAATGGAGGCTTACTTTGCTCCAGACTTAACAGTTAGAAAGTCTCACCACCTTATTCTTTTGCCCAAAACACATCTTGGTTACAAGAATATTCTCAGGTTAAACTACGAGGCCTATAAGAATCAAGTTTCTGGATATATGGGCAAGAAAACTCCTAGAATCAGTTGGGAGCACTTAGAGTCTTTTAATAAAGATGTGATATGTCTGACGGCATGTTCAAACGGTCCAATCGCAAAGGCTTTAATTGCAGACAAAGATGAAGATGAGGCTATAAGAAGAATGCTTAGACTTCAGTCAATTTTTTCAGACAGATTGTTTTTAGAGCTTCAACCTCATGCGCTAAAGACAGATGACGGAAATGTAGATCAGATGTTTTTAAATCAAAAGCTCATAGAGTTTGGCAGAAATCATGGAATTAGGTACACTATAACTTGCGACGCTCATTATCTTGATAAAGATCACGCAAAGTATCACGATATGATGTTGGCGATTAAAGATAAGAAAGCAATTGATGATCCCAACAGATTTAGATATGGGGTTCAAGATATGTATTTGAAATCTCACGAAGAGATCATTGACTTCTTTGGATCAGAGATTGCAAATGAGGGTATGAAAAACTCTACTATGATTTCTGATATGTGCGAAGAGCCGCATTACATTAAGCCAAGCGGCCCAAGGCTTCCGAAGTTTCCAATAAAAGAAGAGAAAGATTATGATTCCTTCAAAGGTTGGTATGAAAGAACTGAGCAGAATGTTGGTGTAGATAAAGCTTATTTGAGATACAAATGCATGGAGTCTTTCAAGGAGACATTCTCTGATCTTTCTCCGAAAGATAAAAAAGAACACTGGAGCAGAGTCAAATATGAGCTTTCTATATTGGAGGCGAGAAACTTTTCTTCCTATATGCTAATTGTTGCAGATTATATTAATTGGGCTAAAAATAATAACATCCCGGTTGGGCCAGGAAGAGGCTCATCTGGAGGATCTTTAGTTTCTTATCTAACTGGAATTACTTCAGTAAACCCGATGGAATATGGGCTTTTATTTGAAAGGTTTCACAATAAAGAAAAGAAATCTTTTCCAGATATCGACACAGATTTCGCAAGCCCACCTAGGGTTAAGGAATACTTGAAAGAGAAATACGGAGAAGATAGGGTCGCCTCTATATCAAACTGGTCAACTTTATCTCCAAAAGTTATAATTAAAGATGTGGCAAGATCCCTAAGAATTGGAGGAGATAAATCCTCGGCTTTTAAGATAGCAAACCACATTACTTCTATTATGCCAGATGCAGGAACCATAGAGGAAGCCTGCAAGCTGAGCAAAGAGTTTAAAGGTTATATGGAAAAATACCCTGATCTGTATGAGGGAGCAACCAAACTTCAGGGTCTAACTAGAAACTGGGGCGTTCATGCTGCAGGCGTTGTTATATCCGATGAGCCATTATATGAGTCTGTTCCACTGAGAATTGACGAAACTGGTCAGCTTGTAACTCAGTGGGAAAAGAATAGGTGCGAGGAAAATGGGTTAATTAAAATGGACATCCTTGGGCTTAAGACTCTTACGGTGATAGACAATGTTTTTAGTATAATTAAAAACTTCAGAGGCGAAACTATAACCATGGATGGAATTCCAATTGATGACAAAAAAACATTCGATATGATTTCAAACGGAGATAACATTGGAGTGTTTCAACTCGAGTCTTCTCTTTCTCCAATTTGTAAAAAAGTAAAGCCAAAGAATGTAACTATGGTGTCTGACATCAATGCACTAGGAAGACCTTCTTGTTCTCCTCAAGATAGAAAAAACTATACGAAAAGGAGACTTGGCTTGGAGCCTTCTTCTTTTAGGCACTCAAGTCTCAAAGGTGCTTTGGGTGACACTTATGGAGTTTCTCTTTATGAAGAGGGAATGATGGCTATCGCAAAAGATTGTGCCGGATGGGATCTAAACAAGGCTGACGCTCTGAGGAAAATTACAAAGTTAAAGGGTAAAGATCCAGAACTTGTATTGAGAACCGAAGCAGACTTCCTTAAGGATTGTATGGAGAAAACAGGGATGTCTTATGAGGAAGCATCAGACATCTGGGAGAAAGAGATTATTCCTTTTGGAAAATATGGCTTCAACAAGTCTCACTCAATTCTTTATTCTCATATATCAGTATATACTGCTTGGCTTAAGTGTCATTATCCAGTTGAATTTATGTGCGGGCTTTTAAACTCGGAAGATCCAAATGGAGATAAGGCAAAGGAATATCTTCAAGAGTGCAAAAAGCTTAAAATAGATATACTTCCTCCATCTGTAAATGACAGCGGATTTGGGTACAAAGTATTAGGAGAAAAGGAAATAGTAAGTGGTTTCACCTGTATGAAGGGGGTTGGAGAGAAGGCTATTAACGATATTCTGGAGCATCAGCCTTACTCTTGCTTTCAGGACTTTTTGGCAAGAACTACGGGTAGGGTTGTAAACAAAACTGTGATTCAATCATTAGCTAATGCGGGAGCCCTAGACTATTTTGACAGAACTAGAATGGATATGCATGATAACTACGCAAAGTACAGAACAAAGGTTTCCAATGCCGTAAAAAAAGAAAAAGATCCCTGTGACGTTATTCTTCCGGAGTTTAATGAAGAGTGGGAGTTTAAAGATAAGTTAAAGAATGAGTATAAGGTATTGGGCAGAACTATATCTGGATCAGCCCACGAAATGTACGAAGGCTTCTTTTCAAACTCAAGTATAATTACGAAGCTAGATAAAATTTCATTTAAAAATAAGGGAGACAAAGTTAGGGTAGAGGGAATACTTAAATCTTTGATAAAAGAATTTAAGATTAAGAATGGAAAGAATATCGGAAAGAAGTTTGCCAAGTACCAAATAGAAGACCTTGAAGGAAACTCATCTAGCATAACCATTTGGGCTGGAGATTATTCAAGATTAAAAGGATATCTTATAGAGGGGTCCCCCTTTAAAGCAATTTGCAAAGTTAATGAATATCTTGGACAAAAAGACTTGAGTCTGGTTAAATTAGAGAATATAAACGGGAAGGTATTATGATAAATTGTAGTAATTGCAATAACTCAATAAACAAAAGTATGAAGCACTCCATGAAGTCAAATGAGTGTCCATTTTGTGGTAGCAAAATTCTAAACAATGAAGACTTGAGGCAATGCAAAAATATATCTCATGATCTTTTGAGCGCCGGGTTTAAAGAATCTGATGTATATGAAATGTCTATATTTATTTATAATAAATATTTAAAAAAGATACCTTCGGAGGGCTCCAAGGATGAAATCTCAGAATTTTATGAAGAAAATGAAGTTGAGCCCAAAGTTGATTCTGAGGAAGGCCAAGCGAAAGACCCAGAAGAAGACTTCGGTGTCGAACAAGAAGGGTACTCCGATGAGGAAGATAGGGTTTCCAGACTTAGAACTTTGGCCAGAAATAATCCAATATTAGGTAAAAAAGGAGCTTCGGTTAGGAGGATTTCAGATTGATTAGAGCAATAGGCAACAAAAGGCTGGATTTGTCAGATGATGAGTTTGAGTATTTCAAAAGTCTTATCGAGCATGTAGACAAAAAAGAGTTTGTTGGAATATTTCAAACCGATAAAAATGGCATAATAACAAATGTTATGCCAAGCCCCGAAAAGCAGACATCATTGGTGGTTTACTTCTTCTTAATGAATGTATGCTTTAATCAGAGACTTAGGAAGCTAGATTTATTCATTAAGGATAGAGAGTTTAAGTACCAAAGTGAAATAAAAAGTTTGGAAGAAAGATTAACAAAATTAGAAAATAAAACATTTGGAGGAAAAGAATGAAAACATTTGGAGATATAGCAGATATAGAGGGGTTCAGCATTAAGAATCTCGGAATAGAGGAGGTTAAAAAAATAGAGCTTATGATGCCATCTAACGGTATTGTTGACTTGAATGTTGCGGAAAGAGGAATTGTTATAACTCTTGAGGGTCAAAATATTTGTCAAGAAAAGCTTGTAAAGGTAGAAAGATGGATTGGGCTTATGGAGTCTAAGAAAAGTAAGGCGTGGTCTAACGCAGCCTTAGATGAAGCTCCGAAAGCTGGATATAAAACTGGGAAAGATAAAGAGTGGTATGCCTCGGCAGATGATGAGTATCTCAAATATCAAAATGAAATAACTTTATCTAAGGCTTGCAAAAAGTGGTTGGAAAATAAAGCAGGCTATTTTTCAAGTTGGCACTATGCTTTTAAAACTTTCCTCAGCAGAGATTATTTATTAGAAAAGTCAGCCACGAACGCAAATTCTGGATATACTAATGATGTAGGGGATGAGCCTCTGCCCAATTCATCAAGCAAAGACGATATGGCTGGCGAGATAGATTGGTAAATTAATTAACAATTAACAATACAATAACTAAAACAAATAATAACAAAGGAAAAAATATGAGCAAAATAGTATTTGGCGAAGTCGATTGGAATAGCGGAGACACAGGCGCTCCCAAAAACGACTATATGAGACTCGAAGAAGGCGAAAACGTTGTAAGAGTTATGGGTAATCCAGTGCAGTATTATGTACATTGGATTGTAACAACCGATGGATCTAAAAGAAAAATCGTTTCACCTATTGATAGCATGGCACTTGTATCAAGACTTGAAGATGCAGGATTTAAAAGAAAGGCAACTTGGATGGTAAAAGTTCTGGATAGAAAAACAGATACCTTTAAAATCCTCGAAGTTGGATCTCAGATTTATAACGGAATTAGATCACTCTATAATAATACAAAATGGGGTAAGGTTACAGATTACGATATCTCTATCATGAGAGGGCCAAAGGGAAGTCAGCCCCTTTACTCTGTTCAGCCAAACCCAAAGGAAAAGATTGATCCTAGTCTAAAGGGTAGGTTCGTCGAATTCAGTTCTAGAGTTGATGTGTCTAAAATGACAAAGCCTGCTGAAGCAGCAAAAGTATGCGAACTGCTTGGTTGGGATTCAACTCAATTTAATCAGAAAGAAGCATCAGCTGACAGCTTCACTGATGATGACTTTGATTTCGATGACTTTTAAGCCATAAGTTAATTAACTTAACTAAGACCGATGATTTTCATCGGTCTTTTTTTTTGTTTTTCTACTATTATTACCAGATAAAATTTTATTATAAGTATAATAATAGGTATGAAAACAATATTATCCTTTGACATATCATCATCCGTAATAGGGTGGTCTAAAATAAAATTATCAGACGAAACAATCACTCTACTAAGCTATGGGTACTTCAAGCCTAAGAAGTCTAAGAATATAGAAGAAAGGCTAGTAGATGTTGAGAGCAAAATAAAAAGCATATGCGAAAACAATAAAAGTGATTATTATTGTGTGGAGTCTTATGCCAATAAATTTTCAAAAGGCAAAAGTACAGCGAATACGATAAGGGTTTTGTCGGTATTCAACGAAGTTGTGAACCTATCCATATATAGGCTTACAGGAAAGTTCTCTATAAGGTTTCCGGTTGTAACCATAAGGTCTTGCGTTGGCAAATTTTATGAGACCAAAATCGTCAGCAAGGATGAAGCTTTCGATTTATTAAAAAATAAATTCGAAAATTATGAAATTGAATATAATAGAAACAACAACATAAGGAAGGAGTGCTATGACGTAGTCGACTCCTTTGCGGTTGGCATATGCTTTTGCTATAAATATTTAAATGGAGATATATAATGGGAAAAATAATCGTATACGATGATGAAGCTAAAGATAAAATTTTAAGTGGTGCTAGAAAAATTGCAAAAACCGTCTCAGTTACTATGGGTCCTAGAGGAAAAAATGTAATTCTAGGAAAGTTTATTGGAGCTCCAGTTATAACTAAGGATGGCGTCTCTGTCGCAAGAGAAGTTGTTCTGTCTGATCCAATAGAAAACTTAGTTGCTCAATTAATAAAAGAAAGTGCGGGAAGAACTGTCGATATTGTCGGAGATGGAACAACTACCGCCACAGTTCTAACAGAAGAGCTTCTACTGAGAGGAAAAGATCTTATTTCAAATGGCTACAGTCCTTTGAATTACAGAAAAGCGGTTGATATAGGTATTGAGCTTATTAACTCAAATCTAGACTCAATGACAAGAGATGTAACTACAGATCAGGAACTTCTAGACATAGCATCTATTTCTGCAAATAATGACTCAGAGCTGGGCTCTGTAATATCGGAAGCTTTTTCATACTCTGGATTAAGCGGAACTGTTGTAGCTGAAGCGAAACCTGGGGTAGAAAACTATGTTACTAAGTCACAAGGTATAGAATTTCCTAACTCAAATAAAGGTCTGGTTTCTAAATTTTTCACAAAGAGCGGACAAACCTCTATTTCCTTCGACAGCTGCAGAATTCTTTTGGTCGGAAGAGATATGACTCATTTTGATGATTGCGTAAATTTATTTACAAAAATTCATGAGAGCAACATTCCTGTCTTAATTATTGCCAAATCTATTCAGTCAGAAGCCTTGGTTTCTTTGTACGAAAACAATAGAATTGGGAAAATAAAAGTTGCCTGCGTAGAGATTCCAAGCATATTTAGGGGAGATGACGAGCTTGAAAATTTATCAATAATGACTGGTGCGAAAATAATTGATGAGGAAAAGGGAGTTTCCATGTCATCAGCAGACCTTAGCTGTCTTGGTTTTGCCAAAAAGGTTTATGTAGATAAATATAGCACAAAGTTAGTTGAGCCGAAGTTTGAGGTTCAGGCTAGAGAGTCCAAGATGCTTATTTATAATCATGACCTTAAAAAGCTTTTGAGCGAATCTGCTAGAAAAAACGTAGAGGAAAAAATTAGATTTTTAAACTCAAAGGCCTCCGTAATAACTGTGGGGTACTCAACAGAGCTTGAGTTGAGAGAAAAGAGCGACAGGGTTGATGACGCAATAAGCGCAACCAAAGCGGCCTTAGAGCAGGGCTTCTTGCCTGGCGGGGGAGTTGCACTGCTTAGGGCTGCAGAAATGATAGACTTAGACTCTGTCGATGAAAAGTATAGGGCTGGCGTGTGTGCGTTTGCTCACGCGTGCGAAAGACCAATTAGACAGATTATTATAAACTCAGGATTTGATCCAGATGAAATTATCTCAAAAATAAAAGAGTCTAAATCTCTGACTTATGGTTATAATGTAGCAGAGGAAGTCTTTGGAGACATGGTAGAAATGGGAGTTATTGATCCTGCTAAGGTTACAAAAACTGCTATATCAAACGCATCTTCAATTTCACTTCTTTTAATTAACACAGATGCAATTGTGTCTGAAGATCCAGAAAAGCCAACTGGATGGCAGCCGCCAGCAGGTTGGAGGCCTCCAGAGGATAGAGCTCTGAATCACAAATACTAAAAAGATATTGAATTATATACTAAAAGGAGAGATAATGAGAAAGACGAAAAGTGAAGCAGAAAAAGAGATTACCAAGTTATTTGGAGAAGATTCAGTCTTCTTTACCGGAGAAGATATAAATATGGTCAAAGTAGACCATATCAAAACAGGGTCACCATCCCTAGATGAATGCCTTGGAATAGGTGGACTTCCAAGGGGTAGAATTATTCAGCTAGCAGGAAAAGAATCCTCTGGAAAGACAATGCTTGCTTTATCTTGCATTAAAAATTACCTAAATGAAAATCCAGAAAACACAGCTTTGTTTATTGATGCCGAGTATACCTTTGATCCAGATTGGGCCTCTAGTTTGGGTGTTGACACAAGCAGGGTGATGGTAATTAAAACAAATGAGGCGAAAAAGGTATTTGATGGATTAATAGGAATACCTAATCCAAACTCTAGAGTTGGAAAGAAGAAATCTAAAGGAATTTTAGACTTCGTAAAAGAAGGATTGGACCCGAAATTTAAAAATCTTGGCTTAATAGTTTTGGACTCTGTTGCTGCGCTAAGCACTCCTCAGGAAGAAGAATCTGAGGCGGGAAAAATGAACATTGCGAGTCTTGCAAGATTTTTAACTGTAGAATTAAAAAAGCTAACTCCAATTTTGGCAGAGGCGAATGTTGCGTTTATTGGCATAAATCAACTTAGAGAAACCATAGGTGTTATGTACGGGCCGTCTACATCCTCTCCGGGCGGTAGAGCTCTAAAGCACGCATGCTCAGTCATGATTGAGATGGCTCCAGTGGGAGGATCTCTGGAGCAAGATGATGGCGGTATAACGATTGGTCACAAAGTCAGGGCTACTGTTAGAAAAAATAAAGTAGGGAAGCCATTCGGGAAAACTGAATACTCAATTCAGTATACAAAAGGCATGGTAAAGACATCAGAAGAGCTAGTTGATTTGGCAGTAAAGTATAATATAGTGGAAAGGCCAAACAATGTAACTTATGAGTTTATGGGTGACAAATTCAGAGGAAGGGCTGCATGCACCAAAGGCTTGGATGAATTTGGCCTTGAAAAAATAGAAGAGGTAATTAGAACTCATTACCTTGATAAAGAAAAAGTTTCTTTGTTGAAGGAAGACGACGAGGACTTTGAAATGGAAAACCCATTACTAGGAGAGATAGATGTTGGTTAGTTGTAATGTTGGATGCAAAAAAAATGGCGGAACCACAGATGCCTCGTTGGACTTAAGCTCCAATGAGGTAGTCTGTAATGTATGCGGAGATAAGCTTCCAGGGATATCAAAATTTACAAAAATATCTATGAAGAATACGGGTGACGTGATAAAAGAAAAAAGGAGGGCTTTTACCTTTGAATGCTCTTATTGCGACAAAAGATGTGAGGTAGAGGTTGAAAATCATAAATCGGTAGGAAAGAATTGTCAGACAAAAGGCAAATGCATGTTTAAAATAACATCAGCTATGAAGCATGCAATCGCAGCTTCATCGAAACCCGATAAAGATGAGGAAGGCAAAGATGGAGAATCAGAAAAGAGCTGAATATGAGAGCGAAGAATTGGGCAGATTGATTGACATTTGTCACTCAAATCTGCTTAACTCTTCTGAGTCAATGAAATATCTCAACGAAAGAGGTCTCGACTCGTATCTTGTTAAAAAATATAAACTTGGGTACTTTCCTCAAAATCTCAACAAGTTGTCAGATTTTGTAAACTTCGATCTACTAAAGTCAAAAAATATAGTTAGAACCAATGGAACTTCTGATTTTGCAGAGTATCATAGCATTATCTTTCCAATTTTCAATGAGTATGGAGATGCAATTGGAATATCGGGTAGGGCTACACTTGACCCAGATACTATTTCAAATTTGGGCATTCCAAAGTATAAAAACAGTAGTTATAAAAAATCAAATGTATTGTACGGTCTAAATGGCTCAATTGATAGCATATCCGAAAAAGGGTGCGCTTTTGTCGTAGAGGGATATTTTGACCAGATTGCAATGTACAAAAATAATATTAAAAATTCAGTTGCAATATGTGGAACTGCGTTTTCAAAAGGTCACTATATGAAATTAAGAAGATTTTGTGATAGAATTTATTTTGTCCTAGATAATGATGACGCTGGGCATAGATCATCTATATCTATTTACAATAAATTTATGAAATATGGATTAGATCTTAAGTTTTTAAAATGTTCTGAGCCGGATATAAAAGATGTTGACGAGTATTTTAAAGTAAAAAGTTTAAGTTCGTTTAAGAAAGACTTTAAAATGATAAGCTTATTTTAGGAGAATTAATGGCTAAAAGAAAAAAAAAGAGTAAAAGCTACCAGTACAAAATAGTAGAGGTACCCTTTGACCAAACCAATCTAAATAACTTTTCTTCAGATCGTGGAATTGGGCACATACTAGAAAACAGCGGCCCCTCTGAAGAAATGGTTGAGCTCAAAAGACAATTGGTGGATGAATTATATAAGATAATCTTCTCTGAGCAGCTAACTGAGCATCAGAAGAAGATTATCTTTATGAGGTTAGAGGGTCAAACCCAAAATCAAATAGCGGAACATCTTGGCATAACTCAGTCAGCAGTCCATAAGGCTATACATGGAAACATAGACTACAGAAACAACAAAAAAAGATATGGTGGGATAATCAAGAAGATTCAGAAGTTATCCAAGAATAACGAAAGAATTCAGGAAATTCTGAGAAAAATGCAAGAGTTCAGAGATAGGGATAGGGAAGATGATGAGGATCTTTTTCCCGGATACTATTACTAATTATTTTAAGTATAAAGTGTGTATCATAAATTAAAAATTTAATGAGATAATTATCTATTAATAATGCTGAAGAAAATAGAGGTAACCTATGAGCAACTCAGAACTAGACAAAACTTTGATTGATCTTCTTAGAGATCAGTCGAATGATATAAGAAATAAAAACATGATTAAATTATCAGAAGCAAAAGGGTTTCGTAAAGTAGCCTTTGATATGTTTAAAGATCATTATGACGGACTCTGGAGGCTTGACAGCATTAATGGAGAAGATACTTTAGTAAGATCATCTGATCCAAAATATGCATATGCAAGTGGAAATAATGGCTGGTCCGCATCAAGCGATTACGACTTTAGAAATGTAACTTTATGTTATAAAGATATCCCGATTCACAGATTTTCATCTCAAGAGTTTGAATTTGGAGAAGGAGACATCGGATTATTTAAGAGTGCAATATTAGAGTCTGTAGACGAAGACGGTGATTTTATAAAGAATATATTAAGCAATCAGCCTAAGTCTAAGCTTGAAGCTTTATGCTCTACTTTTCCTGAAATGACTAAGTTTTTAAAATAGGATATAAGAATGAAGGATTTAAAAAAATTAATTAGAGATTCAAAGAAAGCTCTCGATCTTTTGCAAAAAGGAAAAGAGTATCCGACCAAATACGTTGTCGAAAGATTTGTGCAGGCTTCAGAAAGAAATCCAAAAGATATACTGATAAACACAATGAGGGATGTAATTAAGAAGCAAGCCTCATCCAAGACCTTCTTCTCTCAAAAAGAAATAGGCTCCGTTTACAACTCTCTTTATGGATTTGCATCCGGAGGCTCCAATTTTGAGTCTGAGCTTGGAGACTTAACACCTCAAACTTTTATAAGGGAGTCTTCTCAAAAGAGAGGGGCTTCTTCGTCTAGAGTGGATATGGGTGGTCAGCTAATGAGTCTTCATGGTCATAACGAAGATATATCTAAAGCGTCAAAAGAATTTGAAGATGTTTTTTCTTTAAATAAGTCTGCATCGTTTTCAACCTTTGGGAGCAATGTAGGCAGAAAAGCTGAAAAGTTTGTGGCGGCTCAACTAAAATCTGTAAGTCTTGCTCCGAAAAACGTTAAAGCTGTGCACTCAAATGAGCACTTCATTCTTTGTAAGGCTACATTTGCAACAAATGGCTTTAGAGAGGTAAGTGTAGATGTTCCGGTTAAATATTCCGGAGTAAACGCATCATTTCCCGATAGGTTTATAGATCACTCCGGGTCTCTTCAAAAGATAAGTCAAGATAATTTATTGATAGACTTAAAGATAAGAGAGAAGGCTACGGAAAAAAATAACTCAAGTTATTATAGTCAGATGAGAGCATCAGACTCCTTGTCGGTAGATAAAGTTGTAGTTCCAAAAAGTTTAGAGAGGTACAGCCATTTTGAAGATTTTGCAGCAACTGCAAACTCTAAATTTTCAAGTGACCAGATAAAATTCGCAAAAGGCGTTCTCGTCGGAGAGTTGTCATCTTCCGGAATCGTAAATCCTCAGATCAAAACATTTGCTTCGAATGATAAAGGTGTTATCTTTAGAGCTTCTATCCCTACCACAGAGGGTAGAAAAGAAATCGATGTTCCTGTTGAGTTTTCAAACAACAAGCCTATCATGCCTAGCTTATTTTCTTATGCGGGGAAAGAATATGATTTTTCAGTACACAATCTTTCTAAATTTGCAGATAGGCAAAATAAAAGCTCTTCTTTCTCCAAAGACATCGGAACTTTAAAGACCGCCTCTTATCATGAGCTGTGTGATCTTATGAGCTCTTCTGTTATCGGAAATGACTACGGAACGGCTGAAGACTGCTTAGGTGTAATACAGGAAAGATTTGACGGCACAATGTACAAGAAAGCCTTCGATATGTACTCATCCTCTATAACTTCTTTTGCAAAGACAAAGAGTGACGAGACATTAATTAAGCAAGCCTTCGATAAAGGAGATTTGATAAGAGTAAAGACCTCTCTTGAGCCTTACTCTCCAAAATTTGGACTTCCGCTGTCTAAGCTTTCTTTTGATGAAGATGGATCTTTAATTATAAAGGGAAGAAAAGAAAAGCTTAAAAATATGAAAAATTCTGAAGCAGTCGGAATATCATCGTATCAAATAAAGCTAACATAAGGAGGATTCTATGAAAGGTTTAAAGAAAAAAGCCCTCATTGATGGATTTTACGAAGAGCAGGTTAAAAAGAATAAGCATCTTGAGCAACCACCTCGTAATGAGCAAACAGGCCTTTATGGCGAAAACAACCCTGAGACTCCAACTCAGTCTATGCCCGAGTATCCTTCAAACACTTTGTCTACAAGGTACGTTCCTGGAATGGAAGGAGTTCAGGCGGGAAGGATTCCCGGTCAAGAGGGTGGGTTCTATAATCCGATAACAAAAAAGGAATATAATTTTCAGCAAGGATTCTCTTTAGATGGAGTAGACTATCCAGCTTACTCTGTTTCTATGCAGACAAATCTGTATTCTCTTGCGAAAAAACTAAAAGATCTTGGTTTTAGTAAGCAGTCTAATAAGATTTTATCTTTAATTAAGTAAAATATTTTATTATGAGCAGTAAAGTATTAAGACATCCAAATAAAAAAGAAATTGTAGATAAGCTTATCTCTGGAGAATCAACTAGGGAAATCGAATCTTGGCTTAAGGATAAGTATCCTAATAAAAAAAGTTGTCATATATCCTATATGACTCTTCAAAAATTTAGAAAAGAAGAGCTTGACATAAAGGGTGAGGTTCTAGAGGATATAAAAAACAAAAGACAAGAAATTGTGTCAAAAGAAGAAGCCGTAGAGAAGGCTGAGCTTATTCAGAAGTCTAAATCCTATAGGGAAAAAATAGAAGAAATTGCAAATACTGAATTAGATATAACTAAAAGACTTCTGGAGCTTGATGCTTTAGTCGAGACTAGAATTGAATATTACTACAATATGCTTCAAAATGGCGGTTCTTTTAAAGATGACAAGATGTTTTTAGAGTACATCGGAACTATGAGAGGCCTTATGCAAGATTGGAAAAAATACATAGAGGGGTTTACTGATCATAGAGTTGAAAACAATAATATAAATATAACTATTGTGAATCAGCAAGTCAATATACTTAAATCTGCAATACTAGAAACTCTGGGCGGGATAGATCCTTCTTATACCACAATATTTTTAGATAACTTAAGTAACAAATTAGACTCCGTAGATTATGAAGATCAAATAAAATTATTGGAAAGTTAAAATGAAAGATGAGAAGTCAAAAGAAGTAGTTATATATCTTAAAGATATGCACTCCTATTACAGCTTTCTTGACTGGCTAAAAGATAATTTTTCAGAAAGCATAGAGGATAGGGCAGATCTTGCAACTTTGATGCTTATATTATTAAAAAAGATTACAGATGATGCCTCTAAAAAAATGAACTTCGAAGAGAAGAAGGTATTTAATGAAACAGCAGATAAGCTGAAAAAAAGAATTAGGTCTCATTATGTCAAAAAAGATAAATAAATTTTTCTCAAAAAAATCAGAAGATATATCTGGATTTGAAAACTCCGCGTTTGGAAAATATTTCAAAGATAAAGCATCGGAGCTGTCGGCTATAGGAGTCGACAATTCTTTTAAATTAGATATGCTTAAATCTGCAGAGATTGACAAAAACCAAAATTCTATAGAAAAGCTTTCTTCTTTTGATTATTTTTCAAACAAAAATCCAAAAGATAATAGCACTGGATATGACACTATTAAGTGGAAAAATTTATATTACAAGATAAGATCTCAGGCCAGGTCTAAACAGCATGGCAGTATTTTAGCTGAAAAATATAGTAATGATTATGATGAAATAGAAAAGCAAAGTTTTCTAAAATGGTTTAAGTTTTATTCAAATGGTGAACACAAAAGGTATGCTGGTGAAAAAATGAAATTAAGGAAAAAGGGTTCTTATAACACAGGTTTGGTTCCAAATAGCAATTATCAAAAGAATCCATCATTTAATTCTGAGGATGAAAATCTTTCGGATGATCCAATCTTTCGTGCAAAAGAAAATTTAAGGCAAAAGAATAAATTAAATGATTCCGAATCTTTTTTGAGCAAAATAAACCTTGCGAATGATGAAGGAGTGGAGTATGAAGAAGAGCCCGCCCTTGCTTTTTCCGAAGAAGACTCTCATAATTCTTTAAAGTTTAAAAACAGCATAAGCAGAGGCGTTAGAAGCATCCTTAATAATATGATGAACACAAAGTCTTTGCCCGTGCCAACAGTCAAGAGGGTTATGGATCTTTTAAATGATCTAACTATTGAAGCACATCAAGTTAAAACCTCTAATACCGCATCCTCTTTAATCTACAAAACTGCGAATAAATTAAGAAGAGATGGAATAGAGTATGGAATTGAAGAATTAGAGAAGTTAGCTCAAGAGGTCCAGGCTCAGCCTCAGCCCGAAGGTGTGGCTCCAGAAGCGGCAAACCAACCTGAATCTCAGCCTCAGCCCGAAGGTGTGGTTCCGGAAACACAAGAAGAGCCCGCAAGCAATGATTCTGGGATACCAAGATCTGACGAGGTTAAACCGGTAAGATTTGAAGACATAGAGACTGACGGCCCGGAAGAAGGAGAGTATGACGGAATAGTTGATGATGATATTAATATAACTGATGCTTCAGAGAAATTAGATCAAGTCGCAGGAATGCTTGCAGACAGAAGAGTTATTAGAAATTTGGCAGAGTTTGACATCATGCTTGACAAATTGGGTATAGCGAGTATGTTTCCAGAGTTAGCCGAATCTCAATCAAAGTTGATTGATGCGTTTGGGTACGCCTTAACTAGGGTTACGAAGATGATGGGTCAGCTTTCAAATGCTCAGTCGATTATGAGCTCTAAAAAATCTGTGCCGGGAACAGACGATACTTCTGAGCAATAGGAGGCTGTATGGATCCGATAAGCCCCGATGTAAAAGAGATTATGACAGAGGTTCATGAGCTATCTTCCGAGTATTCTATGAAGAGTCCGTACCTAGTTGGCGGATATCCAAGAAATTTATATTTAAAGACAGAGTCTGCAGAAGATGATCTTGACTTTACGTCTAATAATGGAGATGAGTCTCTTTATTTGGGCATCCTATTTTGTAAAAAAAATAATTTAAATTTTAATATATATAATCAAGCACATTTAACTACTAGATATAGAAGCAGAAAGATAGACTTCTCTTCCGGCTTCGTTAGCGATCTAATTCCTAGCAATACGGAAGAGTTTGAGAGGGAGCCTTTCTCTAGAGATTTCACGATTGATTCCATTCACATTATGTGCAAAGATTCTTCTATATATGACTTCACAGGAAGAGGCATATCTGATATAAAAAATAATATTATTGACACTATATTGGAGCCAGAAATAACATTTTTTGATGATCCGAAAAGAATATACCGGGCTTTATCTTTATCCTCTAGGTATAATTTAGTTTTATCAGATAGAGTTGTCTCGGCAATAAATAAGGTTGATATTGAAGATTTTGTAAAAGATAACTACAAGTTTATTACGTCAATTGTAGATGAAGCATTCTCTGCTTCATATGATATAACTGTTAAAAATATAGAAAAATTAAATCTATATAATAAGATACCTTTGTTTGGTTATTATAGAGATTATCTTATTAAAAGCGAAAAAATTAAAAAATATTTTAGAGGGATTATATGATAAGGGGAAAAATTAAAGGATGCCCTTTTGCGCTTCCAATAAAGCTCGGATGCGAAAAAGTTGGAAAGCAGATAGAATCTATGAAGCCAATAGTCGATCCAAAAACTGGAGAGGCAGATTACTCAAATGTTGAGTTTAATTTTAAAAAATTCTTCTATGTTATGACTGGTGAAGATAAAAACAAAAGAAGGTGCCCGTTTGCAAAGACTATTGATGGAAATAAAAATCAAGTAATTTGCACCTATGGGGAATCTCAAAATCACGAAGAAGAAGCTACGCAGCTATCTATAGATGGATCTCCAACCCAGATAAATATATTCGACACTAATCCTACTAATAATGGATTACCTTTATATGGAGACTCTTCATTTGAAGATGACAACATTAGAGATATTCCAATAGGGTTGGCAAACGTCGGAAGACAAACCCCAGATTTAACTTAGGAGAAGAAAAATGTCTTATAAAATTGCAAAAGAATATTCTGAATTAGGCGAAGCTAGCGTAATGGATATGACAATTCCAGAGCTTCAAGAAGATTTTTCGAAAGATTTAGACCAACTTCAAAAGGCTACGAATGAATTCGTTGATGAAGCACAAGAAGAAATTGAAGATTATCTCGAAGAGGCCTCAGATGAATACGGAGAAAAGACTAAGATAAAGGAGCTCGTTCCAGGATCACAAGCTACGATTTTAAGCGAAGAAGACGTTGAGCCGATAAAAGAAACTAGCTATGAAGAAGACGGAGATCTTTCTAAATTTATGGAGTATATTCTTGGCCAATATCCGAAAAGTATTCCATCGCATGATGGAACTTCTGTGCTTGGCTGCGAAAAGGCAATGTCCTTTCTGACTTCTTTGTCTAGGGATATTCTTAAAAATATAAAATTAGATGTCGATGACAATTTAGACGTAGTGTCTTTGGAAAAAATAAATAATTCTATTTTGGCAGACATCTTGAAGCTAAAAGAGCATGTGAAGAATCTAAAAAGGAAGATAAAGAATTCTTCCAATAAAGATGAAATGATAAAACTTGCGGCAACCCCAAATAATGTAGTTATATCCGTTACTCCATTTATAAGAGCAATATGTGGAATTTTGATAAACTCATGTGTCTCTGCGGGAAAGCCATTCGAAGAGGTTTACGAATATCTTAAATCAAAATATGAAATTAAACCAAGAGAAGAGCTAGAAATCCTGCAAACTCTTATGGATTTTGGCCAGCCTATATTTAAGGATAGAGGCTCTTTGTCAATCCCAGATTCTATTTCTAATAAAAAAGAAACTGAGGAAATGGAGTCCAACTTAGGTGGAGTAGATTTTGTAAGAAGCTATTTTTCATAATAAATAACAGGATTAAAGATGATTAAAATAAATAGAATAAAAACAGAAGTTGAGTCTTACAATACAACTGTAGGCTGGCTAAATGATTTTTCAAAATCTGCAAATTTTCAAGATAGGGTAAAGGAAAGAAGGGACAGACCTGCTGTTGAAAAATTTTCAACAATTGAAGATAAAATGGAAGATCTCAAAAAAAGAGTCGGATTTTCTAATCTTAAAACAATATCTGCTTCAAAGAATTCCTGTGGTCACATTAGCAAATTTGCAAGCGGATGTGGTTGCGAGACAGAAAATTGCTCTTGCGACGTTGAGGCCTCCCAGGTCTGTCAGTCTTGTCAAACGGAAGATTGCTCTTGCGAGCAAGATAATCTATCAGATAGTTCTTCTTGTAAAATTTGCAAAAAAAGAAATATGGTTGATTCTAGCGAATCTTTATCTTACATTAGAAGCCAAGTAGAATCTCTTTTGTCTTATATAGAAAGCTTAATTCAGGATAGAGGTTATACCACCAAAGCCGAAGTTTATGGTCATTGCTCCGGTAACCCTTCTTTGAACTTCTCAAGTCTGTCCAGAAAAATAGATCCGGACAAGTTTGAGGGATATATGGGTAGTTTGTTTGAAAAGTATAAAAAAGAATCTCCTGTAAATTCAGAATATATCTCAAGAGATTCTATTGCCGCAGAAAGTCTTCATGATACAGATGATATGACTCCATCATATTTTAAAACTTCAGATTACTAATCTAAAGTTTACGAATAAAAAAGGCAGAGCTTAAGCTCTGCCTTTTTTTTATATATTATTTTTTAAGTATAATATTGATAAACATAGGTTTTTTATGAAAAAAGAAGAAATTAAAATTTTTGAAGAATTGAAGTCAAATTTTTTAGACATAGATCCCGCTAATTTTATACAAAATAATTTAACTATAGATGGCGAAGATTTCAAAATTCTAGGGAATGGCTGGAGGTTTATGGTTGATATATACAGATATATAGCCATAAACGCAACCAAGAAGGATGGAAAGCCGGTCGTTATTAAGAAAGGAAGACAAGTTGGGGCGACCGTTATGGCAGGAGCCTTAGACCTTTATTTTACAAACTCTGGGCTCTTTTCAAAACCTCCAATAAGGGTAGTTCATCTATTTCCTGCGCTAGCTCAAGTAAAAAAGTTTTCTCAAGATAAACTAGAGGGTATGATAAGAACTGCAAAGGGTGACGTTATAAATAAAAATAAATTAAAAACAGCAAATGCTGTTGATAATTTAACCATGAAGCAGTTTAACAACGGAACTCTCTGGATAGACTCCATGGGTGCAGATGCAGATAGAATTAGAGGTATGACTGCAGACATAGTATTCTTTGATGAGATACAAGACATGTTCTCTCAGGGTATTGGAAACGCAACAAAGATTTTGACTGCAGCAAAATATGGCCCAATAGGTAAGGGGGTTCAGGTTTACTTTGGAACTCCAAAAGAGAGAGGCTCTCACTTTTCTACAATATGGGATATGTCTGACCAAAGATATTATCATCTTGGATGCACAAACTGCAAAGATACCTTTCCATTTTACCTTCCAAATGATGACAGATGGAAGGAGATCTGGGTTGAAGGCTATAACATAAAGTGCCCTCTGTGTGGAGCCGTTCAAAAAAAGATTGATGCGATAGAGGCCGGGAAGTGGGTTGCGACTAAAAATTCTGAAGAATGTCAATATACTGGATTTCATATAAATCAACTATATATACCCTACTTCTCAAAAGAAAATATCCTGGACTTGATGCCCGAGAATAATCCATCTCAGACAGAGAGGATATGGAACAACGAGGTTGTTGGAGAATTTTACTCTGGCTTGGGAATGCCTATAACCAAGGCAGATATATATGATAAGTGCAGAGATCCAGATAGATACTTCTCCAAGAGTATAGACCCCAGAATAAAGAAAAGTTACTTTGGAGTAGACTGGGGTGGAAAAGCAGATGGCGCAACTGGAGGCCAATCATATTCCTGCGTTGTAGTTATATCTGTAACTCATTCTGGAGAAATACTAATTGAGCATGCTCATAAATTAAGAGAAAATTCTTTTAATTACAAGAAAGAGACTATAAATGAGATGTTTAGAAGATTTGGAATAACAAGAGCCGTATCTGACTGGTTCTTTGGACAAGATGTAGTTCACGACATACAGCTTAGATATGGAGACAGATTTATTGGAGCTCAAGGGTCAGGAAGTTTGATAAAGCCTTTGAAATACAGGGAAGAAGAGCTTATAGTGTCCTACAACAAGGACCTTATGGTTGAGGAGCTCTTCAATCTTATGAAAAAGGGAAAGATAAGATTTCCGTGGAAATCTTATGAGCATTTAGAGTGGCTAATAGAGCACTGTACTTCTATGGAGATGAGGCATAGGGTTGTTGGAAATCAGCCTGTAAAAAAATATGTAAAAGGATCTGGCCCAAATGATGGCCTTATGGCTTTGATGTATGCTTACATGGCCTACAAGTTTGACCTCACAAATGGTTTTACGATAAGGCCTGGAGCAAATAAAAAGATTTCTATGCCGACTCCTGTTTTGGCAAACATCAAAAGAAGCATTTAAACTATTATTAATATAACTATATAATAAACTAGGAAAGTTATGTCAAGAAGAATAAATAGGCCTAAAGGCCAAATAACCAAGGAAGGCTCAAGTCTTCTTTCGGATATAAGAAGGTCTCAGATAAATAATCATTTTTCTGCAAAACAAGATGAGCTTGACTCCTCTGCCTCTGCGTCTATTGCTTTTAGTAGTAAATTTAAAAAAGATATAAATAAAACTGGATCAATAACATCTCCTATGACTGGTCCGACAACCTCCACTAATACTGAGAGGATGAGCCCCGAAGTATATAGTCCGCTATTTCAGCTTTCAAATTTAAATCTTCCTAGAGATAGAATTACTATGAATGCGTGGAATAGAATTTACTATGACACACATCCTCTTGTTAGAAATGCAATCAATTTGCACGCAAGCTTTCCTATATCAAAAATTAACATATCTTGTGAAAACAAAAAAGTTCAAGACTTTTTCATGGATATGTCAGAGAGAATAGACTTGTATTCGGTTGTATATGGAGCAGCACTAGAGTTTTGGAAGTTAGGCGAAGCATTCCCCTATGCAGAGTTGGACGAAAGCACTGGCTCTTGGAAGAAGATATCGATATTAAACCCAGATTATGTTCACGTAAAGAAAAGCATAATTGGAAATCAAACAATGATTTCGCTCAGGCCTGACTCTTCAATTCAAAGAGTTGTAAATTCTACAAATCCATCTGATATGGCTTTAAAGAAGTACATTCCAAAGCACATTATAGATTATGTTAAAACTGGTAAGAACATACCTTTGGATTCCTTCAACATATCTCACTTGAAACTTTTGTCTTCACCGTATGACGTTAGAGGTACATCAATAGTTGTTTCTTGCTACAAAGATTTAATGATGTACGACAAGCTTAGGGAGTCAAAGTTTGCGCAAGCAGACAGTATGATAAATCCCCTCACTCTTGTCAAATTAGGCGGCAATGACTATAGGCCTTCCCAATCTGACTTGGAAGCGTTCAGAATGATACTTGAAGAAGCCCAATATGATAAGGACTTTAAGTTGGTCACCCATTCAGATGTTAGCATAGAGAGGAATGGATATGGTGGCGGAGTAATGGATATATCAAATGATGTGTCTCATATTATGGATAATCTTTACGCAGGATTGATGTGTCCAAAATCTTTGATAGATCAGGAGGGTGCCACGTACGCTTCGTCTTCCGTTGGACTTGAAGTTCTAAGACAAAGATATGACATATTTAGAAACATGATGAAGAAGTGGCTAGAGAGAAGGATTTTCGCTCCAATCTGCGAAATACAAGATTTCTTCGAATACAAAAATGGAGAGAAGAGGCTTCTAGTCCCAAGTATTGACTTCAATCACATGAATCTTTACGACATGCAAGATTACATAAACAGCATCTCAAATTTTGTTGGAAACAAACAAGTCTCCCTTCAGACTTTACACAGATCCCTCGGTCTGTCTTACGAAGAAGAAAGAGAGAAACTTAGAGCTGAGCAGATATCAGATGCAGTGTTTGCGAAACAGCAACAAATATTGGGATCAATGAGACTTTCAGAGCTCGCAAATCTTGATCCATCTAAGCCAATTCCAGAGCCAGCAGAAACTGTTCAGGCCGAAGGCGGAGGAGAAGGCGGCGGCTTACCCGGAATGGACTCCGGAGGAGAAGGCGGCGGCTTAGAAGGAATGATGGGAGGATGATAGATAATGCCTAATGATTTAAATGCCAATACTACAAAGAAGACTATTGACTATGTAAAGACAATAGATAACATCGGACCAAGATTTATGTCTTTTTTAAACTCAGAATACGCTACAGCCTGGAGGGAATCTTCGATAAAATTTTTAAACCAACTCCCTATGGCCCCCAGTGATTTTGATAGCTCATTAGCCGAATACTCTAAAGTTACCGAAACAAGAGATAAAGAGTTGCAGACAAAGCTAAAAACAGATGTCGATGGACTTCTAGGTGAGATAAACAGAAACTATGTGAAATATACAGCAGATTTAAATGCGTTTAAAGCCCGTAAAGCCGACGGGAATGAGGGAAATTTCAAAGTAAGCCCACTTCCTATATTGAGGAAGTATGCAAATGTTATTTCATCAAAGTGTGACCTTAAGATATCTGAATTTAAAAGTAAAGATACATCTGGCGGAGATATAAATTTTATTTATGCTCATAACATTATTTTAATTTTGAAAAAATTTACGGATTACATGAATGATATGCTTGGCAAAATAAGGCTTGAGTCTCCATCAGGTAGGTCTGAGGCTAGGACTTCTTTGGCTAGCATTTTTAAAGCAGATAAAATTAGCAAAGTTATTTGCGGAAAATATAATCCAGATCAGAAAGATTCTGAGCTAAAAATAGTCTTTACAAAAAGATCTGCTGTCAAAGTTGAAAAATATTTGTCGACAAATAACATAACTTCCGGACCCTCAAACTCAATAAATAAAACTGTAAAAAAAGATTTTATTGATTTTGTTACAGAAACTAATTCGGAAGCAAGGAGTTCTGACTTTAAAGCTCATCTGGATTCAATTTCATCGTCTAATTACGTTGTCGAATATATAGATGATTCACCTCCAAAGGTTATTTTTAAGTTTAATGCCCCGAGTGCGCCGGGCATTTACTATAAAGCCAATGGTAATATTAGTGGCGACAAATATGAAGTGACTGCTCAAAGCCCGGCAAATGATTTTATTTTTTCAAAAAAGAATGTTGTAGATAGCATAATAAAAAATGCAATTGGGGAGGCTCCGCTTTACAAATGTAAACATAAAGGAAAGTGGTATTATTACACTCCCACGCAGTTGGTTCTTAATGGCGGAAAGCTAGTTGATTCATCTGGAAATAAATTTAGGCCAAAAAATGGCAGGCCTGCATCTTTATCTGGTATGAAAAAATGAGCCTTAGGATAAAGAAAGTAACTCCGTTTGAAAAAGGAGAAGAATCTATAATGGTTGGATTGTCCGCAACTCCCTCTGATTCTAATTCTGATTATGGTAGCGGATGGATGCCTAATGCCCAGAGGATTGTCGATACGGATAATTTTGATATTGAGGAAGTTTTAGAGGAGCTGAAGTCAATCTCTTCCGAGCAAGAAGCCGAGGAGCTTTCTGGTATAATAAAGAAAATTTCTGAAAATAAAAACTATATGTCTAGATTTAGAAATTTTATAAATAAGTTATATGATTCAGATCATTTTGACAAAATAAATGATATAAAAGAGTGCGTTCATGATTTTTATATTCAAAAAAAATCAAAATCAGAGAAAGAAGCTTTCGAGTTTGTGATAGATAAATATTCTTTTAAATATATATCTTTTTACAAAAAAGCTCAATATGCAGAGAATTCTCCTGTTTATGTTGCAGAACAAATGTCTTCAATTATAAAAATTATGCTTCAGAGAATTAAGCCAGAGTCGAGATTAAAATCTCTAAATTCCATTAGAGACAAAATAAAAGAAGTGAATATACCGGAGTTGGCTGAAAAAAAATCTCCAGGTGGTGCTGCGATTGGGGTAACATTAAGTTTGATAAAGAACATGTTAATGGCAAGAGATCAATTCTTTATTGATGCCGTTATAAAAGAATTAATTTTGAGGTTGTGATGAAAAAAAAATCTTTTGTAGACTTAGAAATAAAAGGTAAGCCTAATCCAGAGAATGAAGAACTTATTCCTCCTGCGAATGATTATTCCTTTGCCGACGGAGATTTTCAATACGGCGAAGAAATGGACTACGGCTACGACTATTTGTTTGATAAGAATGACTCTCATTCGGACGTACTAGAAAGCGATGGTGTAATTTATGCCTGCAAAGAGTCTACAAATAACTTGATAAAGATTGCAAGAAATAAAAAATCTGTAATTATTTCGAACAATAATATTATAAATAATAACTGGAATGGAATTAACGAAGATTTAAGGCATAGCTCAATTTTATCTGGAGCTAAAAATATTTATCTTGATAATTTTTATGATAACGAAGATGATTACAAATTATTTTTAAAAAATGCAGAAAGGAGCTCCCATCCTGTTTCAAATATTGTAATTTGCGCAAAAAGAAAAATAATAAATTCTCTGGCAAATTATTGCAATTTCAAAAGATTAAAAAATTCAGTTGAAAATAGAGAGGATTCTTCTTTAATAAGAATAACTAAAGACTCAAGAGACAAGATGGCCCACGTAGTTATTTCCGGTAACCACAGCTTCGTTTGTGACTTAGCGGAAGATTATCAGGATAAAGTTACTGGGTTGCAAGACAGAGATGTTCTTGAGTCAAATTCTGGAATGTTATTTTTATACAGAAAAGCTAGTGATTTGTATTTTCATATGGGAACAGTTAAGTTTCCAATAGACATAATATTTGCAGACGATAATAATAAAATATTAAAAGTTTATGGAAATGTCAAGCCGAGATCTTTGGGTACATTTGGGTGCGCGAATTCAAAAACCGTATTGGAAATACCGGGAGGCTACTGCACTAAAAATAATATATCTGAAGGTGACTATATATATTTTAACAAATTAAGTGAGCTGTCTCAAGATGATTTATCTAATGCCCTAAGCCCTTCGACAAAGTCTTTTTCAAAAACTGCAAAGCTTTCCAGATATGATCAGAAAATATCATCTCCTTCTATATTGGCAATTGACGAGGGTACCATATTTCCAAAGGGAAAAACTGATTTTATTTTAAATGGATCAAAAATAAAGTGGGATACTTTTAAATTATTTCAATCAGACAGTATTAAATATAGCAATGTGAAGGTCGCATCTTTTGATTTATCTAAGATAAGCAGAGAATCACTAGAGTTTCCATTTGTTGACAAAATAGTTATATATGGAGACTTAGAAGATACTTTGGTTAACAAAATAGCAATATCAAAGTTATTTGATTCATTTTCTGTAAAAAATATAGATTTTGATATAATAAGCACAAAAGAAAGCAAGCTTTCTTCTGTTTCTAAAATATTAAAAGATAAATATTCTTCAGAAAAAGTATTCTTTACAAGTGGTCCAATTTATAAGATGGCATCGTTTCCTGTATCGGAATCTACGAAAGAGCTTGCGAAAAAATCAGACCAAAGGCTTTTGTCCTCAATTAAAAAGCTCACTAACATAATAAATGATCTAGACCAGAACTTATCCGCTTATAGCGCACATAAAGATAATCAAGATTTGATAAAATCTTCAAAGGCTCAATTTCATCTGTCTATGAAAAAAATTATTGAAAAATATGAAGATATGCTTGAGTCTGTCAAAGCTGCAATGAAAATTCTTTATGAGATAAAGGACGCCTCTCAGACAGAGGGGCTTATAAAGGGGATGTCTCAGTCTGCAGCTCAGTTGTCCGATATATTAAACGGAATCTTTGATCTAACCGAAAGGGTTGAAGATCTTGAGTTTTTTAATATGCTGTCAGAAAAAACTGAAAACTTTAAGAATCTTTCGAAAGATTGCGAGTATTCTATAAAGGGTTGCAGGGAATTCATACACTCTCACATACTTGGGATTTTAATTTTATCATAATAATGTTGATTTGCATAAAAAATTACACAATATTATTATAAATTATTTATTGGTATATTTGGTTGAGGCCAAATTAAAATTTAATTTAGGTATATATATATGATTATTAAAAAAAGCACAAATAACTTTAAAGTATTAGAAGGAAGCGAGCTTAAGCAAGTAAAGGCTAGCCCAAAGATACTCAAAAGAATGGATAAGATTGCTCACGGAATAAAGAGTGTTAGTCCAAAATCTGATGATTTCTTATATTTTTCTATAATATTTTTAAAATCTGCAGAGGCCGCACTGCTGGATGAAGATGGCGAGATAAAGAAAACTTCGAGCGGCGAAAAAGCTTGGGGTTATTTTGATGAAAACTGGAAGTGGCATGGAAATGTCAAGCCTCACAGGAATAATAACTCTGATATATTTCCTGAGTCTGAATTGAAAAAAGCGTCATCTAAGTGGATCGGGCTTCCTCTTTGCAGAGATCATGAGTCTTCATCAGTTGATGGAGTTAGAGGTATAATCTTAGACACTTATTATGATGAAAAGTTTAAACAAGTAGTTGGTTTGTGTGCGCTCGATAGAATTAACTATCCGGATCTAGCAAGAAAGGTTGAAACCGGAATAGTTAGATTTGGAAGTATGGGTACCGCAGTAGAGAGATCTGTCTGTTCTGAGTGTTGCAACATTGCGACAACTCCAGATAATTATTGCACTCACGTAAACAATAGGTCTGCATATGGCGAAATTAATGTTGGACTGAAACCCATAGAGTATTCTTTGGTCGTTCAGCCTGCAGAACCTGGAGCCGTCCTTCTTAAATGTATCGCTTCTTTGAATAAGTACAAAAGTGATTTTTCTAGAATGGGAATAGAAAATGTAGATAATATGCTTGGATCTCTTTCGGGAAAACAAGCCGAACATCTTGACTCTATAATGAAATCAGCCTGTGGTGATAACGGATGTTCTATTGAAAAAAGAGATAGAATTGTTAAGTCTTTTCTTGGCAATAATGGAATGATTAAAACTTCTTCTTACGATCCTAGCCAAGAAAGCGAAGGATTTCATGATGAGTTTTATGGAAGGGGTTACTCTATGGGTAACTCAAATGATTTTGTTGAGGAAGGAGAGGTTATTGAATCTTTGAAAACTCCCGACTCAAACAAGACTGTAAACTATGAAGCCCAAGAGACTGAAACAAAATTGGCAAATTCAAATATTAAATTAAGTATAAAAGAAGCATTGGAGGATATTAAAATGTCTAGATTTAGCAAAAGAAGAGAAGCAAAAAGAAAACTTGCTTATTTACAAGGTGGCGATTCCGTCGACAACAAAGCACACAGAGAACCTGCTGGCTTTAAAGACGAGGGCGCTGCTGCAAACAATACAAGAAACACTCAGGATAAGCAAATGCAACAAACTGGATCTATGGGATCTGCAGAAGGTTTGTTTCCTGGTGATTTAGAGTCTAAGCAGAAAATGTCAAGAGCTGACCTAAAAGAGAGAAGTCTCAGAAGGAATGCTTACATGCAAGGTGGAGACTCTGTTGATAACAAGGCGCATAGAGAGCCTGCCGGATATAAGGACGAGGGTAGCTCTGCTAATAACGTAAGAAATACTCAAGATAAGCATATGCACCAAACTGGGTCTATGGGATCTGCAGAAGGTTTGTTTCCTGGTGACTTGGAAAGAAAGCAGAAGATTTCTAGAGCCGGGTCAAGAAATCCTATTTCAAAAAAGGCTGGATATACCGGTCCTTCTTTGAGGACCAGACTTCTTCTCAAGAAAAGACAGAATGGTTCTGTGGATAGAAAAAACTCCGTATTTCAAGTTTTTGCCGGAGACCAAAAAGTTATATCTGTTAAGGCAAGAGATATTTATGGACCGGATCTTAACAGAAACTGGAGATGGTTAAACAGCAGAGAGTATGGCCAAGAAGTATGCAAAGAAGTTAGATCAAGCGGAATTAATTACGTTAAGTCTATTTTGAAGTCAGCACAAGAAGCCCCTGCTATGCCAGAGATGCCAGAGATGCCAGCTATGCCAGAGATGGGTGCTGCACCAGAGATGCCAGCTATGCCAGAGATGGGTGAAGACATGCCTTCAGAAGAGCCCGCCTTAGACTTAGCCGGCGAAGACATGCCTGTAGAAGAGCCTGTGGCCGAAGAAGATGACAAAAGTCCAAGTGAACTTATTGATGATAAACTTTTGGAAATGGAGAACTTGATCTCTGAGATTCAAGATCTGAAAGCAAAGATGGAAGATGAAAAAATGACTGATGTTGATGTAAATGTCAATGTCGGAGAAGAACCACAGGGTGAGGCTCAAGAAATGGAAGCTCTCGCTGCATCTACCCTTGGAAAGCTTAAAGTTGCTCTCGCTGAGTTAGACCAAACTGCCGACGAAATGGCTATGGTTAGCGAAACTTACGAGAACATCGGAAAACTTTCCTCTTCGCAAAAAAGATCTTTCGTAAGTCTCGCATCTGACGCTTATGATGATTCAGTTGAAACCATCGGGCAGTCAAAAGCTATCTTATCTATGGCTTCTCAAAACTTCGGTTTTTACAAAAAAGCTAAAGCTAAAATTCAAAAGAAGTCTAGCTATGCCAAAGACCACAAGCACATGGCTGAAGATCACGATCACATGTCCAAAGATCACGACCACAAGCACATGGCTGAAGATCACGATCACATGGCTGAAGATGAATTGTCAAAAGATATGGGAATGGCGCACGACATGACCACCGAGGCTGCAAGTGGAGTGGACTCATTGATAAAGGAAGCTCTTGAGCTTAGAAAGGCAAAAAGAGAAGCAATTCTTAAGTCTGCAAAGAAAAAAGTTGATCTTTCTTCTGAATTTAAAAAGTCTTCATCTGAAGAAACTCAAAAAACTGCAAAAATTGAAGATGAGCTGATGGAAAGAAAAGACTATATTAAGACCAGGCTAAAAGATTCTTTTGCAAATAAGCAAAAAGAGCAGACCAAAGACGACTACAAGATTAAGCTCAGAAGAGCGTACGACCTCTCTCTTGAGATGCAGAAAAAAGGTTTGATTTCAAACTCAAAAGCTGCGCTCGATAGACAAGTTGATGACATGATGAATTTTGACAGCAGAGCATTTGAGGCATTCAAGAGAACTGTCGCAAATACGAAGGCTGTTTCGACTATAAAGGTTGCAAACGATCTTGGAGGATTGAACTTCGGAAATGACGAGTCTCAAATAGAAAAGGTTGCCTCTAGAGCCGAAAGAAATTTAGATGTATCTTCATTGTCAAAAATGTGGGAAAAATAAGGGGTTTTGGTTATGTTTAGAAAACAATCTGGTGATGAAATAGCAAATATTTTTAATAATCTTATAAAAAAGAATATTAAAAAGACTGCATCAAAAGAAGAGTCTGACTGTTCTATGTCGCATGATAAAGATGAAGGTCTAGCTAATCTTGCTGCCGATATGATGATAAATGAATCTGAAGATGAAGTTAGGCACCATTCTATGGACGAAATTTCTGAGGCAAAAGATAGAATGAATTTGGCCCATGATCCAAAAATGGCGTCTCTGATGTCGGGTCTTGGCAAGATTGCAGCAAGCCTTAGAGGTGAAGGCGAAGACTTTGCGGCAGATGTAGTTGAGGCTACGGCCATATCTATAAGCAAAGAGGCTTCTCAAAAGCACAACAAGGCAGAATCTGTAGTTTCTGAGCTGAGCAAAATTGCCTCTGAATTGAGGACTAAAGATAGATTTGCGGCAGACTTAGTTGAAGCAACTATGTCTAAAATTGCAAGAGATCCTTTTGCTGAAATGGAAGACGCATTTGATGAAATGGATAAGCCGGAGCTCCCCAAGCCTGATGGCGAATCTAAGGCAAAAGAGTACGCTTCTAAGGCTGAGTCTGAGTTGAAAGAAGTCTCTGATCCTTTTAAAAGACTGGATATTCTTACAAAATATCACATTAAAAACACTAAGACTAGCGTAAAGGATGGCGTTGGAAAGTGTGAAATTACTTTTAAAGGAAAAGATGGCTTGCTAATTATTGTTGATGATGCTTCAAAATACAAATCACTTTGTAAGAAATAGCTCGAACATAATAGTCTTAAATATAAAAGCAGAGAATTTTTTCTCTGCTTTTTTTATTTTTATAATGAATTATTTTGTATAATAGTATATACTAATAAAGATGTAAGTTTATGGAGATCAATTATGCTTAAGATAATACATTCTGGGAATTCCCTTCCTTTGTCATTAAATGCAGATCCAACCGCCGAGTTCGAACCTGGTATGTTTGCTCAGTTAGGTTTGATTGGAAATGACATAGTCGCTTCGGTTTCAGATGGAACCGCACCCCTGGGAATTATAGATGACATAAGAACTGCTTCTTTCACCAAACCAAAAGTAGACGAAATAATTATAATAAACTCAAACTCATCTGAAATAGACTCAAATGGAAATCGTGTATCTATAGAAGATCTAACTGGAGTTTTGGAAAATCCAAGTATTATAGAGTCAAGTTTTGTGTCAACAACATCAGTAATTCTTAATCCAATAAATGGAATTGTTACAGTCCCAGCAGGAACAGAGCTTAACTATGACTCTGATGGTGATGGACAGAATGATTCTTTTAGGATAATCGTCAATTATATATATAGAGTGTTTGGGAAACCCGGAGATGACTCAACTATGGGTACCGGAAGGATGACAGTTCACTATCAAAGGGGTATCTACGCGACAGACCAATTTGACACAACAGAGATATACCCTCTAAACGCAACTTTATATGTTGGATTGGGAGGAAAGTTGACCTCTAAGCAGCCAACAGAATCTCATCCTGGCGTAGCAATATGTACGGGACCTCCAACTGCTGCGGTTGGAAGTTTGGAGTTTATGCTTTTATGAGGTTTTTATGAAAAAATTATTGAATAAAATTAAAAAACGTTTTGAAGAAAAAGATTTTTATTATCTGAATAAACTTGCTAATGATCTTGTTAATCCAGAAGATAGATCGCCGATATCATCTTTATCCAGCAGACATACCCCTCTTTATAGAGTTGGGAAGAAGTCAAAGCTCGAAGAGTACCTGTCGGATGGCATCAAAATTAGATCTTCTTCACTAGACCTCGGCGACAAATATCTTAGTGATAATGGAGAGGAAGAGCTTAGAGCCTATTTTTTCTCAGATCTAGATTCTGTTATGATAGCCACAATGTCTTCTTACCAAGACCAAGATGCCATAATTGGAAGCGTATCTAGTGATGATGAACTTATAGTTTTAATAATTGATCCTCAAATTTTATCTTCTGAAAATCAAAATCTTTATATATATTCAGATATGGAGCTAACTGGTCCCAGAACTTCTCTGAACGCAGTTTATGTGGCTAGCTCTAATCCAAGCGATAAGTGGATTATTTCTGCTAAATCTATAATTGATTATAAAGCACCAATCGAGTTTCTTGCTGATGAAGATGAGGATGAGGATAGCGAATATTATTCAGAAGATTAATTTTGCTACTAATAAAAATATAAAAAATATAATTTGGAGATAATATGTCTTGGCCTAAAGAAGATAGAAAAATGTTTAACCTTTCCGAAGTTTTCAAAAATATGGAAAATAAAATAATTGAAAACTATAATAAGATAGAGCTGGCTCAGAAGACTGCGAAAATTAATGAGCTAGAGCAAACTTTAAACTCTGCAAATACTGCGGGGGAAAAACTTAATACCACGATAAAAGACATAAATGATCAGGTAAATAATACTTCCGATCACGAAGTACTAGAGCAGGTTTCGAATGACAATGTAAGCGTAACTGTGTCTAAAAACTCTGCAGATGATGAAGAAAAGATAGAGGAAGAAGAGTATTTTGAGCAACAAATTAAAGAATTATCTGCAATGGCTTATGATGCAGGAATGTCTGGAAATTTAAAACTTGCCTACAAAATAGAGAGAGCCGTTGCTGAAATAAAAGAGGCGATAAATGAAGATAAATAAAGTTGGGTCCTCGAGATCAGAGATTGATCTTTTTAATATTCTTGAAAAAAGATCTATAAATAAAACCGCAATGTTGGGTGGTATAATAAGAATTCTTACGTCTGGAGCAAAGTATACCGCCGGAGGGTTTGCGGCTGGCTACGCAATAGACACGGTTGATGAATATCTATATGGAGATTTATCCTCTGTAGACTTAAAACATACTCTCTTTGAAGACCAAGAAATATTT